TATTTCCAGCGCGCCGGCGACGGCCTCAACGCGCTCGGGTCCGAGTTCACCGTGGTCTGGGACAATCTCGAGGCCGACGAGGCCGACACGCTGGTCGATTTCCTGCGCGCCCGCGCCGGCGTCGAGGCCATCGACTGGACCCCACCGCGCTACGACGCGGCCATCAAGGTCCTCGCCCGGCGCTGGAACCGCACCGCCAACCTCGCCGGCTTCGACACCGTCGCCGTGACGTTCCGGCAGGTCTTCGATCTCTAGAGGAAGGTCGCGGCGAGGATCGCGCAGCCCGCGACGATGCACAGGAACGCCAGATAGCCCCAATCGGGCGGCCGGTCGAGCGGGTCGCCTAGCCCAGCCATGCGTCGATGCCGCCGGCGGCCAGGAGGATGGCGCCGGCGAGCAGCAGCCCGAGCCACACCGCCGGATAGGTGATCAGGCCGTGGGCGAGGTAGCCGAAACCGAGTGCCAGGATCGTGCGGACTCGCATGGCGAGTCCATAGCACGCGTAGGACTCTCTATGCGAGTCCCAGCCCACCGCCATAGCCGAAAGCGTTGATATGCTGAGGAAATTCTCTACCCGTGCCGAGGCCGATGCCTGGCGCGGTGCCCACGGCCAGCGCCGCGGTCTGCCCAAGGACGCCTATGCGTCCTGGCTGGTCGAGGAGAAGACCGGGGGGTGCTTCGTCTACGTGGCCGATGCGTTCGTCGCCGCCGCGCGTCTCGAGCCGGGTGGCGAGGTGCTGTCCGACGCGCTGACGCCGGTCGAGAAAGCCGCCGAGGTAGCGGCCTTCAAGGATGCGGCGCGGGAGTCGGTGTCGCTGGCCGACGATGGCATCGGGACGCGGCAATGAGGCTCGGCACGGGCCATAGCGCAACGCCGCCTGGGCTGCTGGCGCGCGAGGCGCTGCGCCGGCTCGAGGTGCCCGGCCGCTCGGCGTGGTGCTTCGAGCGCGGCCTGCTGATGCCGGCGCAACGCCGCGTCATCCTGCCCGGGCGGCCGCCGTTGCGGCCGCCCTCTTATGCGTTACGCCGAGAGGGCACGCTGGACATCAGCGTGCCCGGGCGCGACCGGCTGATCGTGCCGCAGCACGCGGCGATCAGCGTCGTCACCGGCCCGACGGTGTTCACGACCGGCACGACGTCGATCAACACCAACCCGTCCGGCACGCAGGCGAACTTCCTCTGGGTCGCCACCTCGGCCTTCGACGGCGGCTTCTCGACCGGCCGCGGTGTGCCGACCACCGGCACGTTCGGTGGCGTCAACGTGACGCAGCTCTATGCCGTCTCGGGCGGCGACAGCATCGCCAACAGTTTCACCGTCTACGGCATCCAGGGCATCGCCGGCACGGCCGACCTAGTCTGGACCCTGCCGGGTAGCGGCTATGACGGCGGGCCGACGCTGTTCTACGGCCTGCTCGCGGGGGTCCACCAAGGCGCGGGCGCCACCGACAGCATCCGCGCGACGGTGGCGGACAACACCCTCGGCTCCAGCGTCTCGCTGGCGGCGCCGGCCGGCAACACCACCGACGACTATCCGCTCGTGATCCTGCGCGATTTCACCGACACGACCTTGACGCTCTCGGGCTGCACCCAGCTCGCGGTGTCGACCGTGAACAGCGAGACCATCCGGCCCTGCGTCTCGACCAGCACCAGCGCCGCCGCGGGCGCGTCGGCCGGCATGAGCAACGGCTCGGGCGTGCGCATCCATTTCATCATGGCGGCCGCGCCGGGCGGCGTCTCGATCCCGGTCCTGTATCACCACTATCGGCAGATGAAGGCGGCCTAGATGCAGTATCTCAAGCAATCGACCGCGTCGCAGAGTCTGCTGATCGGCCCGTTCCTCGACGACGCGGATGGCAACACGGCGTTGACCAGCCTGACGATCTCGAACACCGACATCCGCCTGTCCAAGAACGGCGCCAACATCGTGGCCAAGAACTCGGGCGGCGGCACGCACGACGAGATCGGCTACTACACGATCACGCTCGACGCCACCGACACCAACACGGTCGGCCGGCTTCAATTGATGGTGCACGAAGCCGGCGCGCTGCCGGTCTATCACGAGTTGACCGTGCTCGAGGAGGCGATCTACGACGCGCTGATCGGCGCGTCGGCGACCGGCCTGCTGCCGGCCAATGTGACGGAGGTCGAGGGCGGCGATGCCAGCGACGCCCTGCTGGCCGCGGCCAACGCCGCCATCGTCGCCAACCACCTCGACCACCTGCTGGCCGTCACCTACGACCCGGCGAGCAAGCCCGGCGCGCCCGACGCGCTCCTGAACGAGCTGGTCGAGAGCGACGGCGGCGTCGCGCGCTACACCGCGAACGCACTCGAAGAGGCACCGACCGGCGGCAGCGCGCCGACCGTCGGGGAGATCACCGCCGACATCGACGCCAACTCGACGCAGCTCGCGGCGATCAAGGTGCGCACTGATAATCTGCCCGACGACCCGGCCGATCAGTCGCTCGTCATCGCGGCGACCAATGCGCTTGCCGCGCTGATCGGCTCGCCGTCCGTCTCGCTCGCGGCCGACATCGCCGCGCTCGCCTCGACCCTGGCCGACATCCTGACCGACACCGGCACGACCCTCGACGACAAGCTCGATGCGATACAGGCCGTGACCGACCAGTTCTCTTTCGGCGTCGCGGGCAAGGTCGACGCCAACGTCACCCACGTCAACGAAATCGAGATCGGCGGCGACGGGCAGCCCGGCACCGAGTGGGGGCCGGCGGCGTGATGCGCGAGGCCGGCGGTGGCTGATCCCTGGGGCGGCTCCTGGGGCGGCTCGTGGGGCAGCGCCTGGACGACCGACCTCGCGGCTGCGGCGACCATCGCGTCCGTCGGCCAGTCGCTGGCGGCGGGCGACGTCGTGCACCTGTTCGAGCTCGACGCGACCGCGATCGGCGGCGACGTCTACCGCTTCACCATGAACACCAAGGGCGCCCAGGTGGTGTCCTATGGCGGGCATATCTACACGCCGATCGACATCGAGGCCGAGGGCTTCGAGTGGAACGGCCGCGGCACCCTGCCGACGCCGCGCATCCGCATCGCCAACGCGCACCTCGTTATGTCGGCGGCGGTCATCGCGTTCGACGATCTGCTCGGCGCGACCCTGACGCGTCTGCGCACCTTCCGCCGGTTTCTCGATGGCGAGCCCGACGCCGACCCTGACGCGCATTATGAGCCCGACATCTTTCGGGTCGAGCGCAAGGTCAGCCACAACAAGATCTTCATCGAGTGGGAGTTGTCGGCCGCGATCGACCAGGAGGGCCGCTTCCTGCCCGGCCGCCAGGCGCTGCGCGATTCGTGCACGCACCGCTACCGCGTGTTCCGGCCCGAGCTCAACGATTTCGATTTCACCAAGGCGACATGCCCCTACGAGGGCGACGACTTCTTCAGCCGCACCGGCGCGCCGGTCGGCTCGCCCGCGCTCGACGATTGCGGCAAGAAACTGAGCGACTGCACGCTGCGCTTCGGCACCGACCCGCTGCCCACGCGCGCGTTCCCGGGACTGGCCAAGGTGCGGGTCCAGTAGGCAACGGAAGGAGATTCACTATGGGTATGTCACCCCACATTAAACGGCGATTCAAGGATGGCAGCGAGGCCGAACAGCTGGTCGCCTTCGGGCCCTGGTCGTGGCTCGGCTCGCCTTTTCGCGACTCCGACGCGCCCGATGTCAATTGCAAGGCCGCGCGGTTCATTCGCCGCCGCAATTTCTGGCTGCGCATCGTCCGACCGCTTATCCGGCCATTCATCGACGATCCGCTCTTTCTCGACGCCTGATTTCGCCAGCCGGCAAAAGAGAGGGGGCAATGACGATCGGGAAGCGGCTCACCACAGAGGCACAGAGACACAGAGCAGGAAGGCCTCCGGCGCCGCTGCGCGGCGCAGTCCTTTTCCCTCTGTGTCTCTGTGCCTCTGTGGTTGACCTTCCGTCGACGGTTTGGTCGAGCGGTTCCTGATGTTCCCCGACGCCGTCGCGGCGATCAAGGCACACGCCATCGCCGAGCATCCGCGCGAGGCGTGCGGCTTCATCGTCGGCGGGCGCTATCTGCCGCAGCGGAACATCGCACCCGACCCTGAGCCCGGCCGGCCGCGCGAGTTCGAGATCGCGGCCGGCGCCTGGCTCGAGCACGAGGTCCAGGCCGTGGTGCACAGCCACACCAACGGCCAGCCCTGGCCCTCGGCCGCCGACATCGCCGGCCAGATGGCCGCGGCCGTACCGTGGGGGTTGGTCGCGACCGACGGCCGGACGTGCAGCGCGCCGTTCTACTGGGGCGACATGCTCGAGCCGCCGCCGCTGGTCGGCCGCGCGTTCCGGCACGGCCCCTCGGGCACCGACGGCAAGGGCGATTGCGGCGCGCTGATCCGCGACTGGCACCGCCTCGAGCGGGGCGTCGCGATCCCGGATTTCCCGCGCGACCATTTCTGGTGGGCCGCGGGCAAGGACATCTACCGCGACGTCTATGCCCAGGCCGGCTTCGCGCGCGTCGGCTATGACGACAAGCGCGCGGGCGACGTCTTCCTCATCCAGTACCGCTCGAAGGTGCCGAACCACGGCGGCATCTATCTCGGCGGCAATCTGATCCTGCACCACCTGCAGGGCTCGCTCAGCCGCCGCTCGCCCGCCGCCATCTGGCACAAATATCTGAGCGCCGGCATCTGGCTTAGGCACGCCCCATGACCCTGCGCACCATCCACCTGCACGGCGCGCTGCGCGATCGGTTCGGGCCGTCGTACCGGCTCGACGTGGCGACGGCGGGCGAGGCGGGGCGCGCGCTGGCGGCGATCGTGCCGGGCTTCCGCGCCTTCGTCGCGCCCGGCCGGTTTCGCGTCATCCGCGGCCCGCTCGAAGCGGGCATGGCGCTGGGCCACGAGGATCTCGGCTTCCGTCTGGGCAAGGCCGACCTTCATATCGTGCCGGTCGTGGCCGGCGCCGGCGGCGGGCGCGGCGGCTCGATCGCCAAGATCGTCGTCGGCGTCATCCTGATCGCGGCGGTCGTGGTGCTGAGCGGCGGCTCGGGCGCGGCCGCGCTGCCAGGCCTGCTCGGCGCGGCCGGCATGACCACGGCGTCCGTCGCGGTGATCGGCGTCGGACTGATCGTGGCCGGCGTGTCGCAGCTCATGGCACCGACGCCCCAGGCCAACGATTTCGATCAGCGCAACCCGGTCGACCAGCGGCCGTCGTTCCTGTTCAACGGCTCGGTCAACATGTCCGAGCAGGGCGGCGCGCTGCCGCTGTGCTACGGCACGTTCTGGTGCGGCTCGGTCGTCGCGTCGGCCGGCCTCGAGGCGGAGAGCTTCGGCGTGCAGACGCCGGTGCCGCCGCCGCTCGACGCCAAGAACGGGCTGTTCGCCCACATCCTCGTCGAAGTCCTGACCTGATGCGGGCGCGCGGGCGACTGGCGCGCGCCGGGATCGCCGTGCGCGGCGCCGGCGGCGGCGGCAAGGGCGGCGGCGGCGGGCAGACCGCGCGCGCGCCGGTCGAGGCGCCGAACGACCTGCGCTCGATCGCCACCGCGCGCGTCGTCGACATCGTGAGCGAAGGCGAGATCGAGGGCTTCGGCACCGAGATCCCCGGCCAGTCCGTCGCGTTCGAGGACACGCTGCTCCAGAACGCCGACGAGAGCTTCAATTTCTCGAACGTCCAGCTGGCCGCGCTGGCCGGCCTGCCCGACCAGTCGCCGCTGCCCGGCTTCGCCGCCGCCGAATCCGAGGTCGTGGTCGGCGTCGAGGTGACCAAGGACAACCCGCTCGGCTCGGGCTCGGGCGACGGCGCGGTGGTGCGCCAAATCGCGGACGCCAATGTCGACGCGGTGCGGGTCACCCTGCGCTTCCCGGCGCTGACCAGCCAGAACACCACGACCGGCGATCTGAACGGCACGTCGGTCGCGATCCGCATCGACGTGCAGGCCGACGGCGGCAGCTACGAGACCTATGTCAGCGACACGGTCCAGGGCAAGACGACCAGCGCCTACGAGCGCAGCTACCGCGTCGACCTGCCGGCCGGCGGCGCGCCCTGGAACGTCAAGGTCGCGCGGGTCACCGCCGACAACCTCTCGGCCAACATCCAGAACAAGACGTTCTGGTCGAGCTACACCGAGATCGTCGACCATCGCCTCATCTATCCCGATTCGGCGCTGATCGGCCTTGCGGTCGACGCCCAGTCGTTCGGCGGCCGGGTGCCGCGCCGGCGCTATTACATCAAGGGCATCAAGCTCAAGGTGCCGAGCAACTACGACCCGGAGACCCGTGAGTATGACGGCATCTGGGACGGCACCTTCCAGATCGCGTGGTCCGACAACCCCGCCTGGGTGCTCTATGACCTCCTGACCAACCCGCGCTACGGCCTGGGCGAATCGATCGACGCGAGCCAGGTCGACAAGTGGGGCCTGTTCGAGATCGCGCAATATTGCGACGCCCTGGTGCCCGACGGCTTCGGCGGCACCGAGCCGCGCTTCACCTTCAACTACTGGATCAGCAGTCGCGAGGAAGCCTACAAGGTCATCCAGGGGATCGCCTCGGCGTTCCGCGGCCTGACCTATTGGGCGACCGGCTCGGTGTTCGCGGCGGCCGACATGCCGGCCGACCCGATGTTCCTGGTCGCGCCGGCCAACGTCGTCGGCGGCCTGTTCAACTATTCGGGCGCCGGGCTGAAGGCGCGCCACACGGTCGCGCTGGTCACCTGGTACGACCCGGCCGACGGCTGCCGCCCGGCGGTCGAGGTGGTCGAGGATCCCGAAGGCATCGACCGCTTCGGCTGGCGCCAGGCCGAGGTCGCGGCCTATGGCTGCACCTCGCGCGGCCAGGCCATCCGCTTCGGCCGCTGGATCCTCGACAGCGAGCGGCACGAGACCGAGACCGTCAGCTATACCGCCTCGCTCGACCATCTGTTCGGCGCCGAGGGGCGTCCGGTCATGCCGGGCATGATCGTCCACATCGCCGATCCGGCCTATGCCGGCGTGCGCTATGGCGGGCGCGTCGCGAGCGCCACCGTCGACGCGGTCACGCTCGACAAATCGGTCGATCTGCAGGCGGGCGAAACCTACAGCCTGTCGGTCGTTCTGCCCGACGCCACCATCGAGACGATCGCGGTGACCAACGGCCCGGGCGAGAGCGCGGTCATGGCGCTTGACTCGCCGCTCAGCCAGGCGCCGGCCGCCAACGCGCTGTGGGTGCTGACCGGCACCGACGCCGCGCCCCGGCCATTCCGCGTGCTGGCGGTGCGCGAGACCGACAAGCATCTGTTCGAGGTCACCGCGCTGTTCCACGACGCGACCAAGTACGACCGCGTCGAGCAGAACCTGACGATCGATCCGCCGAGCTTCACGGCGCTGCCCGCGGGCCCGATCCTGCCGCCCTCGGGCCTGTCGATCGCCGAGTATCTCTATCTGGTGCAGGCGTCGATCAAGTCGGCGGTCACCCTGTCCTGGGAGCCGTCGCCCGACCCGCGCGTGATGCTCTACGAGATCCAGGCCGCGCCACCGGGCGAGGAATACCGCGCGGTCGACATCCGCGGGCTCAACAGCGTCGACATCCAGGACACGCGCGTCGGCACCTGGCGCTTCCGGGTGCGCAGCCTCGCCAGCGGCGGCCAGCCGAGCGCCTGGCGCGCGCTCGAGGACAACGTGCTGGGCTTGGGCGCTGCGCCGCCCGACGTGGAGAATTTCCGCATCTCGGTGGTGGGCGCGCTCGCGACCCTGACCTGGTCGCCGTCCGCCGACCTCGCGCTCAGCCACTACCGCATCAAGTTCGCGCCGGTGACGACTGGCGCCACCTGGGGCAGCGCGGTCGATCTGCAACCCCATGTCGACGCGACCTCGGTGCAGGTCCCGGCGCTCGACGGCACCTATCTTATCAAGGCCGTGCGCCTGCCGTCCGAAACCGCGCCGGCCGGCGCCGAGAGCATGAATGCGACCTTGATCGTCACCACGATCGCCGGGGTCGAGGGCTTGAACGCGGTCGAGACGGTCAGCGAGCACGACGACTCGCCCGCCTGGGCCGGCGCCAAGACGCATTGCGAGGAGGCCGGCGGCACGCTGGTCATGTCGCTGACCGGCGACAGCCCGGAGGCGGTCGAGATCGAGGGCCTCTACGAGTTCGCCAATTCGGTGGACCTCGGCGCGGTCTACACCTCGCGCCTGACCGCGCACGTCAAGGCGTTCGGCAGCAACATCGCCAACGTCATGGCGAGCTGGAATCCGCTCGCCGGCGTGCCAACGCTGGGCGGCGGCGACCCCGAGCAATGGTCGGTCACCTTGCAACTCCGGTTCACCGTGGACGATCCATTGGGCTCGCCGGTCGACTGGTCCGACTGGCAGGATTTCGTCGTCGGCGACTACACGGCGCGCGCGTTCGAGTTCCGCCTGATCCTGGAAAGCTTCGACCCGGCCATCCAGCCGGTGGTGCAGGAGCTCAGCGTCACGGTCGACATGGACGATCGTGTCGACGCGCGAGAAGATATTGTTGTTCCTGATACCGGCCTGCGCGTGACCTTCGTTCCGCCATTCCATACGTTGAAGGGCATCGGTTACGGCGACCAGGATATGGCCAGCGGCGACAAGCGCATTATCACCAACAAAGACGAAACCGGCTTCGACATCCAGTATCAGGATTCAATGGGCGCCGGGGTACAGCGGACGCTCGATTATGTCGCCAAGGGCTATGGCTATGAACAATAGGACAAGCATGAAACTGCTTCGCAATCTCCTGCTGGCGCTGCTGCTGGCGGCGCCGGCATCGGCCGATCAGTTCGATTTCGGCACGATCGATCCCGGCACGAAGACCGGCACGGCGCTGGCCGGCGACCTCAATTCGTGGCGCGATGCCGTTCACTCGACGCACCGCGGCGGGACGCAGCCGAGCTATCGCGTCGCGGGGATGTTCTGGGAGGACACCTCGGGCGGCGCGACCTCGACCTTGCTCAAGGTCTACGACGGCTCGGACTGGATCACGCTCGGCACGGTCAACGAGACGGCGAACAGCTTCACGCCCTCGGGCGCGCTGACCGCGTCGGGCGGCAATCTGACGGGCGCGCTCAACTTCGCCAAGGGCTCTAACATCACGGCGGCCGCGACCACCGATATCGGTGCGGCGACCGGCAACGTGGTCGACGTCACCGGCAGCACGACCATCACCGGCCTCGGCACGGTCCAGGCCGGGACCGTCCGCGTCGTGCGCTTCACCGGCGCGCCGCTGCTGACGCACAACGGCACGTCGCTCATCCTGCCGACCGGTGCCAGCATCCAGGCCGCGGCTGGCGACGTCGCGGTGTTCGTCTCGCTCGGCTCCGGCAACTGGTACTGCGCCAACTACTCGCCTGCCGCCGGCCCGGTCGGCATCGCGAGCCAGGCCGAGGCCGAGACCGGGACGAACAACACCAAGGGCATGACGGCGCTGCGCGTCGCGCAGGCGATCGATGCGCTATCGACGCCCGGCGGCTTCTCCAATTTGAACATCTACGACGAGAGCGGCACCTTCGTCGTGCCTGCGAACATCACCAAGATCTACGTCCGCGCCTGGGGCGGCGGCGGTGGTGGCGGCGCCGGCCAGAACGGCGGCGCCGGTGGTGGTGGTGGCGCCGGTGGTTATGCCGAGAAAATCATCGCGGTGACGCCGGCCGCCGAGATGACGGTGACGATCGGCGCGGCCGGTGCGGCCGCCGGGAACGGCGGCAGCACGTCGCTCGACAGCGAGATCGTCGCGCCGGGCGGCACGGCAGGCTCACAGGGCTCTTCGGCCGGCGGCGCGGGTGGCGCGGGCGGCGCGCCGTCGACCGGCGATCTCAATATCGACGGCGGCGCGGGGTTGGCTGGTATCGGCGCTGCGAATGGTAACCCTGGATACGCACCAGGCCTTGGCGGTTCGGCGGCGTTCGCCCCGGGGGCGCGAAGCACCTTATTGCCGACCGCGTCGGTCGGCGTGAGCGGCGCAACGTTGTTCGGCGCGTCGCCGCCGACCGGCTTCGCACATGGCGGGGCGGGCGGTCGCAACTCCGGCACGGGCACGACGAACGGCGTCGCCGGCCGTCCGGGGCTGATGATCATCTGGTATTGATGCGCTTATTGGGGTTCGGGATCACCCTGTCGGCGATGCCGAATGCGGCGAGGACCAGCAACCCGCCCATGATGGCGAGCACGTAGACGCTGGCGAGCGCGACTTCCCGAACCCATCGCCACACCCGGCCAGCCGCTTCGGCGCGTCGTTTTGGCATAACCCCGATCATAGTCTGGGCCGCGGCGGCGTCAACGCAAACGGCAGCGTGACCCTGCCCCGCCCGATCGCTGGGATGACACTCTAGCTCACCACAGCCAGTGGACCACCAGCGCGACCAGGCAGGCCGCGAGAATGACGACCCCAAACAATTGAAGGATGGCGACCAACAGAATGGCATCCATTTCCGGGTACGGCATATCCACCTCCCCAGGTTGAACGACCATCCTACTTAAACAGCGGGACCGCGCCAGCGTCAACTGGCGCGGCCCCTGACCACGACCCTCACCTGGAAGGAGGTGACGATCATGACTGCCGTGAGACCGCCTCTCCAGACCGGCCCCTTCGTGGCCTATAGCGCGCCGGCCCGGCAAAGCAAAGCCCGCCGCATTGCCAGCCGGGACACGCCATGGAATCGCTGAGCGATCTGGTCAAGGTGTTTGGCCCGGTCGGCGGGATGGCGCTGGTCGCCTGCTATTTCCTGTGGCGGCACGTCATCTACCTGACCAAGAAGCTGATCGAGCTGTCGACGACCTCGACGGCGGCGATGACGCGGCTGGCGGCGCTGCTCGAGAAAAAAGAGGACCGCTGATGCCCTGGCTGGACTGGCTGCTGCCCGCCAAGCCCAAGGTCGTCCGCGAGGCCCTGGACGGGCACGCCGCCGCGGCGCGGCGCCTGCTCGCCGCGCTCAGGGCCGGCGCCGGCATGACCCTGGAGCAGAGCATGGACGATCTGCGCGACGCCTTCGATGCCCGGCGCAACGGCAACGGCAACGGCAACGGCAACGGCGAGGATCATGACTGACCTGCTGCTGGCCTTCAACGAGACGCTGGCGCTCACCGGGCTCGCGGTGGCGTGGCATTACGGCCGGCTCGCCTGGACGGCATGGCGCGACGCGCGGGCGGAGCGGCGGGGCCTGCCGACGCGCCGGCTCCTGATCGAGCGCGCGCGCCACGCCAGCGCGGTCGCCTATCTGGGGCTCGGCCTCGGCATCGGTCAGGCCTGGAACGTCGTGCGCCAGCTCGACCGGCCGCTCGCGGTGATGACGGTCGACGCGGTCTATGCGGCGACGGTCCTGGCCCTGGCCGGCGCGATGCTGCTGATCCGCATCGCCACGGTGGCCCGGCACGGCGAGCGCTGCTGGGTCGCCTGGGGCCTGCTGATGGCGGCGATCTTCATGGCCGAGGCCTGGCGCTGAGCGCGGCGCGGGACGGTTAACCACACCCGCCGTCGCCTTATGGGCTATGGCGGGCAAGGAGGCACAGAGAAAGGATTTTCACCACAAAGACACGAAGACACGAAGAATGGTTTTCGCGCGCCAGCGGGATGCAGCGCTTTTTCTTTGAGCCTTTGTGTCTTTGTGGTGAACCCCTCTTTTTCTCTGTGCCTCTGTGGTGGTCTTTTCCTCTGGAGGTTCACATGACGGATACGCTCACCGACCGCCTGCTCGAGGCGGCGGACGATACGGCCGTGATCGACCTGGTCGCGGCGGCGGCGGTCAAGATCGGCGTCAAGCCTGGGCGCTATCTCGAGATCGTCGCCGACGCCAAGGCGACCCTGCGCGAGATGCACGCCGGCCGTCTCACCGAGGCCGACGCGCGCGTGTTCCTCGATCGGATCCCGCGGCTGCTCAAGGGCGCCGTGGGGTGACCGCGCCCGGCGGCACCGGGCATAGCAGAAGAAGGAAGCAGCAGCCATGTTGTCAGTTCTGATCAAGCATCGGTCCACCGGCCGCGACGTCCTGTTCGGTGACGTCGTTAGCGTCGAATTCGAGGCCATCGTACCTGGCACGCGACCCGGCGCAGGCCTCCTCGTCAACTTCTCCGGCGACCGCAGTTCGCACTGGGCGCTATCGGATATGAGCGACGACCAGCGCGACGTCTTCGTCATGAACGAGGCCGGACAGACGATCGCCCGCTACGTTCTCTGATCGCACCGGGGCGCGCCATCCGGCGCGCCCCTCTTTCCCGGAGGCATCATGAAAACTTTGCGACACGCCGCGCTCGCCGCGGCGCTGCTGGCGCTCGCCGCCTGCGCGGCCGCGCCCGCCGCGCCGCCGGCCGGCAAGCCGCTGCCAGCCGGTGACCCGGCGGCGTCGCCCTGGGGTTACCGCGATTGGTGCGCGCGCGATCCGGAGGCTTTCGCATGTCCGTAATCGAGGACGTCTTCAACCGCGTGCGCCAGGTCTTCGTCTGGACCGCCGACAAGGAAGTGTTCAGCGTCGACGAGCACTGGACGTCGTTCAAGCACATGATCGATGCCGGCGCCCACTATGTGCGAGACGATTGCGACGCCTTCGCGATGACCTGTCTCGACCTGCTGGCCGATGCCGGCGTCCCCCGCGACCGGCTGCGCGCCATCGAATGCGACACCGAGCAGGGCGAGCGGCATCTCGTCGCCGGCGTCGACCACGACACGGGAACGTGGATCCTCGACAACCGCCAGCGCCGCGTCCTCGATTACAGCACCATGCGCGGCTATCGCTGGCTCCGCTCGATGCACCTCAGCGAAGCCGGCACCTGGCGGCATATCGGCGTGGCAACCTGAGCCATGAGCGCCGCCAAGGTCGCGTTCAAGACGCTGGATTATGACGACGCGCCGGCGGGCGCCGAGCAGCGTTTCGGATTCGCCTGCCCGAAGCATATCGGCCGGCGCTGCGAAGGCCTGCTGATCGCCGGCCGCACGCGGATCAAGAGAGACGGCCAGGGCCGGAACGGCGGTGTGCCGCAATGGGACTGGGACGGCGATCGAGCGGCGCCGACCTTCACGCCGTCGGTCAATTGCAAGGGCTGCTGGCACGGCTACATCCGCGCCGGCCGCTGTGTCGATACCGCCGGCGGGGACGAGCCGGAACCGCAGCCCCGGCCGGTTGCCTGACATTCCCGGCGACGCAGTGCGGATATCATAAAACAGAGGCGCGACATGAAACGGATGATCCTGATCCTGCTGTTCCCGCTCGTCGCCTGCCAGCCGTCACCCGACTGTGCGCTGCTGGCCACGGAAATGGTGGGTATCGAAGCTGATCGACAGGCGGGGCTGTTGAGCGATGAAGCGGCGTCGTCGCTGCTGACCCGTGGATTGCAGCTCCGGGCCTCCATGGGGTGCCGGTGACATGCGCGCCAACTGGCAGGCCGCCTTCGACCACGTCCAGAAGTGGGAGGGCGGCGCGGCGGTCACCGACGACCCGAACGACCCGGGCGGGCTGACGCGGTTCGGCGTCGCGCTGCTCGGCATCGGCCGGACGCTCGGCTTCACGCGCGCCGACGTGCTGGCGCTGCGCCGGCAGGACGATGACGGCGACCGCACCAACGACGCGCGCTCGATCTTCGAGGACCATTTCTGGACGCCGTGCCGGTGCGACGCGCTGCCCGGCGGGCTCGACCTTGCGGTGTTCGACGGCGCGATCAACCAGGGCGCGGCCACCACCATCAAGCGGCTGCAGCGCGCGGCCGGCGTTGGCGCCGACGGCGCGATCGGCCCGGTCACCCTGGCCGCCGTCGCGCGCGCGCCCGAGGCGGTGCTGATCGATTTCATGGCGCTGCGCCTGACCGGCTATGCCGCGCTCAAGGCCTTCGTCTTCTACGGCTTCGGCTGGGCGCGCCGCGTCATCGACACCCACCGCCGCGCCGTGCTGTGGCAGGTCGCCGCCGACCGCTGAGCGCCGTACCGGAAGGTTAACCACGGAGGCACAGAGACACAGAGGAAGAATCTTTCACCACAAAGGCACAAAGACACAAAGAAGATTGGTTGCGCCGCGCGCGGCGCTTTCCTTCGAGCCTTTGTGTCTTTGTGGTGAATCCCTCTTCTTCTCTGTGCCTCTGTGGTGAATTTTTCTTGCCCTCGAACCGAAAGGACAGACCATGACCATGACGTCGCACAAGGCCTGGGCCGGCGCCCTGGCCACGCTCGTGACCTATGCCACCGCCCGGCTCGGCTTCGGCGAGATGCCGGCGCTCGACACGGTCGAGGCCGCGCTGACCGAGCTCGTCCAGCTCGCCGGCAGCGCCGTGACCGGCTGGGTGCTCGTCTTCCTGACCCGCAACAAGGTCCAGGCGACCGGTGCCCGGCACCGCGCCGCGCCGCTCGCCTGCCTGATCGCGCTGGTGCTGGCCGTGGTCGCGCTCGGCGGCTGCGCGTATTTCGCGACGCGGGATCTCGAGGGCGTCACGCCGCCGCTCAAGGTCTACGCGGCCAAGCAGGATTTCCGCGTCACCCTCGCGGTGCCCTCGGCCTATGAGGCGCTGCCGCGCTGCCAGGGCGTCGCGACCGCGGCCACCGCGTGCAGCAACACGACGGTGGTCCAGGGCCTGCGCAAGGCGGTCGTGCTGGCGCGCGATTCGCTCGACCAGGCCGACGCGGCCGCGCTGGCCGGCCAGCCCGACGTCGCCATCTATATCGGCACGGCGACCAGCACCCTGACCAGCGTCTACGCCATCCTCGGCACCCTGCTGGCGCCGACCGGGGCGGAGGGCACGGCGACCGGGGCGCCGGCCGCGCCGCGTGACGCAAAAGTAGCCGCGCCCGCCGTGGCCGACTGGCGGCTGGCCGCCGCCGCGCTGCGTGATATAGACCGGCCGTCGACCCGGGCTTCGCCGGAGGCTACGCCGGGCGCAGCCGGTGCGGCGACGGGCTCGGCGGCGCTCGCCGCGACCGCGATCATGAAGGGGCTGGGCGCGCTGCTCGTCGCGCTGCCGGTCGGCTCGGCGACCTATATCGATGCCAGGCAGACCAAGGCGCTGGTCGAGGCGATGGCCCAGGCCGGCCAGGACCCGTCGACCGAGCAGCGCGCGCAGCTCAACGCGGCGATCGGGCTGCTGGTCGATCAGATCCTGGCCGACTGAGCCCGGGCCCGGAAGCGCCCGCCATGTTCGACGACGCGGCGTTCCGCCGCACCACCGACACGATCGCCCGGATGCTGGGGAAGGGCCTGCTCGCCCTCGGCATCCTGGCGGTAGCGGCGTGCTTCGTCGCCGCGATGATCTGGGGATGAACACCTTGGTGCGCTTCGACCGGCCCCGGCGGTGGCTGCCCTGCCTGCTGCTGGTGCTGCTGCTCGCGGCCGGCGCGGCGCTCGGCCATGGCGACGCCGCGTGGATCCAGAGCGAGCCCGCCTACAAGTCGGCGTCCGGCGTGCATTGCTGCGGCCGGGACGACTGCGCCCGCCTGCCCGACGGGGCGGTGATCGAGGCGAACGACGGCTGGTTCATCTCGCTGCCCGACACGCCCGCGCCCCAATTCATCCCCCGCACCGCGCGCGGCGTCTACCGCTCCCGGACCGGCGACTACTGGGCCTGCCGCTACCCGGGCGGCGCGATACGGTGCTTCTTCTATCCGGTGCCGGGGGTCTAGGCCGCGCCGTCAACCTTGCGCTGGCGATGCTCCTCGGCGCGCTTGACTAAGGCGGCGAGCTCGGCTTGCGTGGGCGCCGCGCGGATCTCGCCATAGAGATGGAGGAGCAGCGCGCGGCATTCCTCGGCGTCCAGGCTCTCGTGCCGCCAGAAGCCGAGGACGCCGTCGATGTGGGGGAACAGGGTTTCCCAGTGGTAGATATGCCGCTCGATCCGCACCGGCTTGTTACCGTCCGCCCGCGGCGTCGACCAGGAAAAGCCTGTCGCCCGCCTCGGCACGGCGAATGATGACGCCCGGCCGGCATAAAACACACCGCCCCACGGCCCGCCCATCACCGCGCCCGCGTAGCTATGCTGCTTCCTGTCCATGCCGTCATTCCTCGGCGGGCTTGTGTGCCTTCCATCCAATATTCTCGGCCAACCCCTCCTTGTCGATCTTGTGCTCGTAGGCGCCCGGCATCTGCCCGTCGCCCAGTTGATCCACGAGGAAAGGCGACCCGCAGCACCCACATCCGTGGACCGAGATTCCGGTGTGCGCCGTGAGTTCGGCAAGTCCGGCCATGAATTGTCCGCCGCGCTCTTCCCGCGTGCCAGGCGGAACGGACGCATCCGCAGTCGGACAGGGCAGGCGGGCGATCGCGGCGCCCTGGGTTTCGTCGAGCGCCAGCTCGTGCCCGCGCCACGACGCGTAGCCATTGCTGACGGCGTCGTGCGCCGCATCGACCCAGGCATCGCGCAGCGGCCCGGCCCGGCGACCGTCGATCTGGAACTGGAATTTCATATCGGGTGTCTTAGGCATGTCGTATCTCCTTTGGGTTCTCGATCGGCTCGTCGCACCAGTCGGCGAGCTCGGCGACCTTGTCCCAGCGCTGGTCGCCGCGGCCGACCAGCGCGCCGTAGAACAGGTTGGCCTGGATCAACGCCGGGTTGTCGGTCGGCTTCCAGGTCTCGGGCTCGCGCGGATCCTGCGCCGGATCGCGCGGGTCGTAGACGGCGATCTCAGTCATCGGAATCGTCTCTCGGCGGGCTCCAAGATTGGCTCTCGGCGTGCCACTTGCGCAACACGGGCTCCGATGGATCACTGGTGTCCAGCCAAACCATGCCGTCGTGCATAAATTCCGGTGCATCGCTGCTGGTGACAGCGGCGATCAACCCAGGATCGAATGCCGCCGTCTTCGCCGCGACCAGCCGGTCGATCAAGGCCTGGACCTCGGCCTCGTCCCAGACCGCGAAAAGCTGGTCCTGGTCGAAGAAGCCGTCGCGGTCTTCGGTGTTGAAATCGAGCGGGACGGCGTTCCCGGCGTCGATCTGGTTGCTGACCCAGCCGATATAATCGACGCCTTCCGGCGTCGCGGAGCTGTCCAAATCTTGATACCACCAGTCGATCATCTCACCCGTGCTGGGGGATATGACCGTCCTGGCCTTTATCGCGAAGTCCTCAAAATAGCAGGGCGCGTATTTGAAGTAGAGCGTACCGGCCGGCATGGCCAGGAACGTCTTCCGATCGACGATCCGCATCCTAACCTCCTGCCGGCGTGACGAAGCGCCGATAGATGTTCATCAGCGCCGGCGCCCGGCCGACGCTGTCCTCGGCCCAGCGCAGCAGCGCCTCGGCCCTTTCCGCGCGTTCGGCGTCGGCCGGCGACATGTTGCTCGCCTTGCCCGCCCGGCGGATCTCCCGCTCGTGATTGCGCTTGCACGGCGCCCCCGGACAGTAGCGCGTCCAGGCCCGCGTCGTCTCGAACACCTTGTTGCATGGCGGCCAGGCACAGGCCCGCTTCGCCGGCGTCTTCCTCCTTCGCGCCTCGCGGCGCTTCGGAGGACTGGCGTGCGCTGGCGCTCCATCCTCCTCCGGCCCGCCCACGCCCCGATCCCCCACCGGTCTGTCGGCCATAGCCTCGGCGTCGGCTGACAAATGCGCGCGCGCATTTTGCGGGGTGTTCCGGCCGGGCGTCATCATTCGCCGCCTGCGATGAGGCTTTCGGCGCGTGCTATCCAATCATGCCGTATACTTGGCTCCAACCACTCGAAGTCGCCATCCTGGTAGAGATCACGCCCAGCGTGCGCGGAATAAAATTCCATCTGGGCATAGAACCGGCGTCGCGCATAGGCCTCGGCGGTATCGCCTGTGTTCGGCTTTATGCTTTTGATATGTTCTGCGCAGTCGCTCACTATCGACATGTTTGCCTCCATTTAAACACACCAGAATCCGCTGCGGTTTTCCAGGCGGCGCGTAAGCTATTGATGCGTAGTGAGGGGGAGTGCCTGGGTTTGCCACCGCAGGCTATTGATTCTACAGGGAAACCGCCGGATTTGCAGTCCTCTGCATAACCACTCTGCCACCGGGCCATGATGTTGATATCGTTCGCTTTTTCGCCTGGGCGCCTCACCGGTTTTCCACTTCCGTCCTTCGGTTTGCCATCTTGCGGGCCCGTTCCGTTCCGACCAGGCGCTTGAGGGCGCTGTCGGCCAGGCGCTTCTGGTCGGCCTGTTTGCCGTAGTGCCGGGTCATCTCGGGGCTCTTGCCGGTGAACTCCTGGATCTCGCGCTCGCTGCAGCCGGCCTCGAATAGCCGAACGATGGCGTTCTTGGCAAGGCCGTGCGGGGTGAAGCCGCGCGCGTCCAGCGTGCCGAAGAGGGCGGCCGTCTCGCGCTCGAGCCAGGCGACCGTCCAGGGCTTGCCGGTGCGGGTGCGGAAGATGAGGTCTTCCTCGGGCCGGAGTGCCACGACGTTGCCGGCCTTCTCGGCCGCGCGCCGCTGGGCGGCCATCGCGTCGAGCAGGCGCTTGAGCTCGGGGTGGACGGGGACGCTGATATCCTTGCCGGTCTTCTTCTGGACCAGCGCGAGGCGCCGGCCGTCGTACTGCGACCAGGTCAGCGCCACGACGTCCTGGCCGCGCTGGGCGGTGCACAGGATGGCGAGGATCGGGCCGCGCAGCGCCGGGTGCGCCGCGGCCAGGAAGCGCGCCAGCACGTCGGCGGGCCAGGGCGGATAGCCGCCCGTCTCGTGAAGGGGCTTGACCCGGCGCGCCGGGTTGACGGCGCCGTAGAGTTCCTCGTCGAGCGCGATGCCCCAGGCGATCAGCGCCGACAGCGCCGAGACGAACTTGTCGGCCTTGCGCGTGCCGCCGGTGATGGCGCCCGACTCGTCGCGCGCGAGCAGCGCGTCGCGGGCGAACCGGACGTCGGCACGCCGCAGCCGCACCACGAGACTCGTGCCCCAGCCCCGGGCGATCTGGTCGAGGACCGGCGCGTAGTGCCGCTTGGTGTTGGCGGCCAGGCCCTGATATTCGGGGCTCGCCCTGTAGCGGCCGACGAGCTCGGCGAAGGTTCCCTGCTTCGCCCCGTCGGGGCTACGCAGGGCTTTGGCGCGGCCCGCCAGGGTGGCGTTGATCTCGATCGCCCGCGCCAGGGCGGCGGCGCGGTCGGCCGGCAGGCGCTCGCCCGTCTTGCGGTGGTAGTAATAGACCCGGCCCTTGGCGCGGACGCGCTTAACGTGCATGACCCTTATCCACATTGCGCCACCCCCGCACGAACTCGCTTTCGGGGGGCGATGGTGCGCACGGCGCGCCGTTGGTTTCAACCCACTTCGCGAGGTCGGCCAGGCGCCACAGCTTGTTGCCGCCGTCGGCCACCGGCGCCGGATAGCGCCCGGCCTTGACCCCGGCCAGGAACTTGGTCTGGCCGAGCCCGAGATAGGCCGCCGCCAGCGGCGCCTTCATCCGCGCCGGCCAGTGGGGGAGGGTGGTCAAGCGGGCTCCGGCGCTGGATCACGCGGATCCTCGGCGTCGGCCTCGATCTCGCGCAGCCCCTGGGCCGCGAGCGCGATCGTCTCGTCGTCGAGGACGACGCCGGCCGCGCGCGCGTCGTCGACGAGGCGCGCCATGCCGGCGCCGTCGAGCGTGTCGCGCAGCCGCTCGGCCGGGATGCCGTCGCGGACCGCGCCGTAGTCGAGCGCCTGCCACTCTTCCGCGGTGACGCCGAGCTGGGCCGCGCGCGCGGAGATCGCCGCCACGGCGCGCAGGCTGTCGGCCGCCATCTTGCGCCGCACCTCGCGCCATGCCGCCGTGTCGTATAATCGATCCATCTGCGGCGTGACCATGTCGATCGCCCCGACCTTGACCGCAAGCGGCCCGCCCGCGGCCGCCGCCGGTGCCTGGCCCGGCAGCAGCGCGGCGATCGGCGCCACCGCGAGTAAGCCCAGAAATCGACGTCGGTTCATGGTCGTGGTCCTTTCGGGTGAGTGTTGGGCGCGGCTAGTGGGTAAGGAGCCGTATTCGACGCTTGACCTCATGGATTTGCGTATCTATCTCGGCCAAGTAGCGACGCCGGATGGGTGCGGCAACGCTGGCTTGCGCCGCATAGGCCGCCCTATGTTTTTCCAGCAAGTAGAGGAAATACTTCGATTTTTCCCTCTCAATATTATCCATGGTCGTAGTCCTTTAGCTATCCGGTCCGAAGACCCCTTGCCTTGCCTTGCCTTGCCGCACCTCGCCGCGCCCAGCCTAGCCCGGCGCCGCCTCGTCTCGGCGTGCCTCACCACGTCGCGCACTGCCGGGTTAATTCTGTCGTCATCGGTCATACGACCCCTTGCCTTGCCCCGCCGGGCCCCGCCAGGCCCTGCCGGGCCGCGCCTGGCCGAGACGCGCCGGGCCGAGCCGAGCCATGTGAATTCCATCGTCGTCGGTCCGAAGACCCCTTGCCTTGCCGAGCCTTGCCGAGCCATGCCACGCCCGGCCTAGCCACGCCGCGTGAATTCTGTCGTGTCGGTCGTACGACCCCTTGCCATGCCATGCCTCGCCCGGCCAAGCCCCGCCTGGCCCCACCAAGCCTCGCCACGCCAAGCCGGGGCAGGCCTCGTCATGGCTCACTTCTTCCTGATCGCGCGCGGCGGGGCGGCGGCGGCGATGGCGCGGCGGACGCCCTGCATCTCGGCGAGGACGTTGCCCTGCAGGCGCTTGGCCAGCATGTGGCGCGCATGCTCGTCGGCGGTGAGCTGCGCCACGTCGATCGCCTCGGCGTAGGTGTAGCTGCGGACGGTGGCGCGGAAGATCCGGCTGACGTCGCCGACATGCGCCGAGTGCATCTCGGACGCGGTCATGATCTTCGCCTTCCGGCCCTCGTATTTGACGCGCAGGTTGCGCTCGCGCAGCAGGCGCTTGCGCCAGGCATGGAGCACGGTCGAGAACCGCGCCGGCCAGTGGCCGGATGAGTCGGGCTTGAGGCCCAGCATCGAGCCGATCAGCGCGTAATCGAATTCGGCGCCCGGCGCGATGTCGAGCGTCATGAGGCGGTCGACGTCGGGCGCCACCGGGACGCCGCGCAGGAAGATCGTGCCACCCTCGGGCTTGTTCATCATACGCATGTCGCTTTCTCCTTTCCGGTCAAAAGACCCCTTGCCTGGCCTCACCACGCCGCGCCCAGCCGAGCCAGACCAAGCCACGCCCCGCCGCGTGAATTCCATCGTCGTCGGTCCGAAGACCCCTTGCCTTGCCCAGCCTTGCCCAGCCTTGCCCTGCCCGGCCGCGCCCGGCCGAGCTAAGCCCGACCCTGCCGCGTGAATTCCATCGTCGTCGGTCCGGAGACCCCATGCCTTGCCGTGCCTTGCCGCGCCCGGCCCCGCCTTGCCTTGCCGCGCCCGGCCTCGCCCCGTGAATTCCGTCGTCGGTCCGAAGACCCCTTGCCTCTCCGCGCGCAGCCAAGCCCTGCCTTGCCCCGCCCAGCCCCGCCATGCCACGCCGGGCCGCGCGAATTCCATCGTCGTCGGTCCGAAGACCCCTTGCCTTGCCCGGCCGGGCCACGCCTCGCCACGCCGAGCCCGGCCGGGCCTAGCCGGGCCCGGCCGGCCTGGCCCAGCCCCGCGCGATCTCACGCGACCTGCCGCACCTCCGCGGTGAACATGCCGTAGCTGCCCGGCGTCTTCGAGCTGGGGCGCCAATCGCACAGACCCTTGAAGCGGCCCATCTGCTCGAAGATGTCGGCGAGCGCCGCCGTCGTGATCCGGTCGTCGGTGACGATGAGCTGGCCCTCGGTGCTCCATTGGTCGAAGCACGGGCGGACGCGGATGTGCTTGCTCGTGCCGATGACCACGCGCTTGACGAAGAGGCGGCCGCCCAGATCCAGGACACGCTGCTTGTGCACCTCGAAATCCTTCTCGGCCATCAGCTCGGCGATCGGCTTGAACGGCACCGTCCGGCCGCCGACGAGCAGCGGCCAGCCGATGTCGCGCGGCATGATGCCGCTCTGCGACGGCGCCTTGAACGTCTTGTTGTTCTTGGCGCCCGGGATCAGCACCATCGCGCCGCCCTCCATCACGCCGCGCATGATGTTGTCGGTCGGGATGACGAGCTGCTTCTGGTCGTGATAGAGCGAGCCGATCCAGCGGAAGGCGGGCGTGCGGTCGTCGCCGGCCTTGGACTTGGTCTTGTTGTCCTTGTCGGTCTTCCAGGCGTCCATGCGGTCCGCCCAGTCGATGTCGTCGTTGTGGAACAGGATCGGTGTCTGGCCCGTGATCGTGATGCTGTAGGTACGCATAGTGTTTCTCCTTCTGTTGAAGTTGGTCAGATTTCAACGCGGTCGTACGACCCCTTGCCTTGCCGAGCCGCGCCCCGCCACGCCGCGCCAAGCTAGGCTCATGATATTTTCCCCGTGCCGCCCGCCGCGCGGCGGTAGATCGCGAGGGCGGCGGGGAGGTCGGCGCTGCGCAGGTTGACGAGCATGTCGCGGAGGTGCGTGCGCAGGGTGTTGCGGTTGATGCCGAGCGCGGTCTTGACCGCCTCCTCGTGGTCGCCGCGCGCGAGGCGGGCGAGGATCTCGGCCTGGCGCTCGGTCAGGCGGGCGAGGCGCTCGCGGTCCACCGTCGCCAAGGCTATGGTGGACAGGTCCGCCGGGATCGGTGGCGCGGCGATGCCGAGCGCGCGGTGGCGGCGGTAGAGGCGCTCGCCCTCGGCGACGACGGCGCGCCAGTGCGTGCCGAGCGCGCCCAGATCGAAGCCGCGCGTCCACAGCGAGAACATCGGCGTCGGGCAGCGGCCGTCATGCTCGAGCTGCAGCGCGGCGTAGGCCCAGGCCGCGCGCTCGACGAAGCTGCGCGGCTGGGGCTCGGTGAGGGCGGGGGCCGGGGCGGCGGTCATCGCGTGTCTCCGTGAATTGGGTGGTCCCGCCCGATGCTCTCCAGCATGTCGACGATCACATCGTCGATCGAGGGATGGTGCGCGCTCGTGTCTTCCGCGCAGTCGCGGCGCTCGGAAAAGATCAGCTTGATCCGCCGCGGCCCGCTCGCCTTGATCGACAGGCGCACGCGCGCCTCGTGGCAGAGCAGCACCATGACGGTCAGGGCCGAGTAATCGAAGGTCGACAGGTCGCCGTACCAGTTGGCCTCGATCCAGGGGCCGTCCCATTTCATCCGCGTCGGGCCGCAGGGCGCGTTGTAGATGCCGCCGCCGGCGATGCCGATGATGATGGCGACCTTGCGCGCGAGCGGCGTCAGCTCGTCGACCGGGCGGCCGAGCGCGCCGGCCAGCCAGCCGGCGTGGTCGAAATTGGCGTAGCGCCAGGGCGTGGCGGTCATAGGCCGGCCTCCGGTGCCGGCGCGCCGCCGTCGTCGTCGTAGCGCCCGTCGGCGTCGAGCGCCGCGTTGTTGGCGTCGAAGCTGGCCAGGAAATCGACGTGCCGGCGCTCGGCCTCGGCCTTGCCTGCGTCGGTCAGATAGATTTCGTCGCCGAAGACGCTGCAAAACCAGTGCGTCCAACCCTTCTCGCGGCAGGAGGCGGCGGCGGCTCGGCTGAGGAGTGCATCGTCGTCCATGCGAACGCGGCCGCCGTTCCACCATTCCCGAACGCGCATCGGCGGAATCGACTGCGTCAGGCCGAAGATCAGGACACGGGTTTCCTGCTGCTCGGGGATGTCGGCCGCGACCTCGCCGTCGCCGCCGCACCAATAGCAACTATGCCCGCCGCAGGCCGGACAGTCGCAATAGCCGTCGTCCTCGAGGTCCTCGAGGTCTGCCTTGCGAAAGCCGTGTCGGTAGGCGAGCGTCGCGCGGATGTCCCGCCGGCCTTTGCACAGCCAGCAATCATACTGCTCGGCGCCGGTGCCCCGGCAGTCGCCGCAGAGGACGTAGCCCTTGCTTGGTTTCCGTGTTTTCATGACAGCGCCCTCTCGATGGCCTCGGCCAGGCGGGCGAGGGCGGCGCCGGTCAGGACGGCGCCGGCGAGCAGGAGCGCGGCGATCGCGGCCTGGGTCGCGACGCGCGCCCAGCGGCGCTCGAGCATCCCGCTGCGCCCTTCGGGCTTCGCCGGACGGGTCCGGTCCATCGTCACCACCTGGCCAGCAGCACGGCGGCCAGGCCGAGGCCGCAAAAGCCGCCGGTCGCGACGAACCAGAACAGGAAGTGGGCGATCTCTTCGATGACGCTCGGCTCGCGCATGGCGCTACTCCATCAGGATGGCGGCGAGGCCGAGCGCGACACCCGCGACGGCCAGGAACCAGAACGCGACCTCGAGCGCGGCGCCGGCGCGGCGCCGGGCGCGCGAGACGGGGAACTCGAGATCGGCGTCGGTGAGCGGGCGCCGCCTGGGCTCGATGCGCGTGCGGATATCGTTCATCGCAATCTCTCTGGCCCTCGAAATCGCTTGACAGGCGTATATTGCGTTATGCAATGATCACGGTCAAGGAAAATATTGCGTTAAGCAATTACAGGGATATGCGCGCGCGGATGTGGCGCAGGCAGCCGTAGGCGCTCCCGCCGCCGCCAAGGCTTCCGCCTTCGCCGAGGCTACGGCGGACGAGATGGCGGGCAAGTCGGAGGGCTGCGGGGTGCCGACGGGTTGTGCTAGGCTTCCGGGACTTCTAGCGACAGGAGGGTGCGATGCTGGGTGGTTTCATCATGACGGTAGGCGGGGCCTGGGCCCTGCTCGGCGTGGTCAACGTCGCGCTGGTGGCGGCCGGGCGGCCGAACCAGGACGAGCTGGTCTTCGCCATCGTGTTCAACATGGCGGCGTTCGTCCTGCTCGGGCTGGTCGTGCTGGCGGTCGGGCGATGGCTGATGCTGCGGAGCGGCCCGGCCAAGCCCGACGCGCGGCCGGAAGACCTGGTCGGTTAAGATTGGTCACAGGAGAAGGGGAGGCGGGGAGGAAGGGCTGTTGCGCGCCGCAGGCGCGCGGTACATCTTCTCCTCGCCTCCCCGTCTCCTGTTAACCTTTACCTTCTATGCGCACCAAGGTTCCCGCCGGCCGCCGTCATAGGGGCGGGCGAGGCCTTCCTCGACCAGGCGCTCGGCCAGGTCGGCGCCCGCGCGCAGCACCGCGGCATCGTAGCGGCCGGCGTATTTGTCGGGCTTGAGGCCGCGCAGCTCGAGGACCGTGCCGGGCGGGCCGGCGAGCTCGGCCAGCCGGTCGCGGGCGCGCACCGCCATCGCGCGCTCACGGGCGCAGCGGCCGCGCAGCTCGGGCGCGTCGATCGACAACAGCCGGATGCGCGCGCGGATCGTGACGCCGGGCCAGGGATGGGCGTCGACGGTCAGGGTGTCGCCGTCATAGACCGAGACCAGGGTGGCGGGCGTGGGGAATCGGGCCGTGGCCAGATCCGCCGCGCCGGCCGATCCCACGGCGAGAATGGCGAGGAGGGCTGCGGCGGCACGGTGCGCGATCATGGCCGCATCATAGCACGACGCGCGGGACGGTGGGGAGCCGCAACCGCCGCCGGCTCCCCGAGGTTCCTAACGTTCACGCGGGATGCGGGGCAACGGTATGACGTTCGTCATCCCCGCTTTTGAGGGAGCGGCGCGCCCTCGCCTTTTCGGGCGGCTGCGCGCGATGCCGCCCGCTTGATGATCTGGAAACCGATCTGCTCGGCCTCCGGCCGCTCCAACGCGAGTATGATCAAGGCTTTGGCTGCTTCATCCAATGGACGGCCCTCCCCGGTTGTTGCGTTGGGGAGATTCTCTAGGTCAATCCTTAAGGGATCGTTAAAATTGTCGCGCCAGCCGGCCTTATCCCCGATATCCACAGGCGCCTCGCCGCCGACGCCGGGCGGCGGCGTGCCCGTGCCGTCGTCGTACCATCGCACGTCGCCGCCGTAGGCGCGGCTGAGCTTCTTCATCGCCGCGTAGCTGAGCGGCTTCTTCGCCGCGCTGTAGCGGGTGAGGTCGCCCTGGTTGATCTCGACGCCGCGCGCCGCCGCCGCCCGGAGCGCCGCCGCCTGGGTCGGATACCGCCCGATCACGGTCCTGACCCGCGCCGCCTGCGCCTGCTTGACCTCGTCCGGGACCGGCTTCTTGCCGCCCCCGGCGCGCTTGCGTTCCGCCATAACCATCCCCGTCCGCCGCCTCGCGTTGCGCAACGTAACGCGCGCATCGGGCAAAGCAAACCCCCCGTCGTTGCCTTTTGTAACGTCGTGTCGGCGGCAAATTATTGCGTTTCACAATATTCCGCTTGACGAGGAAAATTGCGAAGCGCAATAATCGCACCATGGAGCGAGATACCGAGGCGGGGACGATCGAGGGCGCGGCGCCGGCCGAGGCGGCACCGCCGCCCGACAGCTTCGCCGCGCTCATGGAGCGCTGGCCGTCGCAGGCCGCGCTCGCCGCCGATGTGGGCGAGACACCGAATCTCATCCGCTCCTGGAAATTCCGCAACTCGATCCCGCCGACGCACTGGCGCCTCCTGGTCGAGGCGGCCGAGCGGCGCGGCATCGCCGGCATCACGCTCGAGCACCTGGCCGGCCTCGCCGAGCGGCGGGTCCAGCGGGGGGTGGCGTCGTGAGCCGGCTTCGCCCTTCGGGCTACGCCGTGCCGGGGCCGGTGGCGTTCCTCGCGGTCATGGAAGATCTGCGCCTGGATCACGCGCGGTGCGTCGCGGCGGATCTCGATGTCGTTCCCGGCCGACTCCTGGCCGGCCCGCGGCGGGCCGGAGCATACCAAGGCGGCCTCGAGGCGAAGAGCCAGCGCTGGCCGGGGGCGTCCATCGGGCGCTCATATTCAAGCGCGCAAGGCTGCCGCCGCCGCACTTTCCCGATTTTCTTCCAGGCCGGCGACCTCTTGGCAGAAGCGCCGGCCCGGGACGCGGGCGCCGGGCGGACTAACCCTTGCAGGCCGGCGCCCGCGAACGACATCGCGACGGAGGTCGATCGTGGCTGACATCGGTCCCCGCAGCGTCGTGGTTTGCGTCGAGGCTCCCGCGCCATCCAAGTTGATGGTCGGCCATCGTTACGTGGTTCACGAGGTTTGCCGGTATCACAGGATCTACCCTCAGGGAGACCACGGCTTCGTTCTTACCGGCCCCGCGGTGCCCGAGGGCTTTTGCTGTTTCCGGCCGCGCCTGTTCCGCCCCATCGACGCGCGCGACTCCGCGATCTTCGAGCGGATGATCGCCGGCCCGGCCGAGAAGGTGCGGGCGTGATCGCCGACAAGTTTCCGTCCTCCCCTGACGGAGAGCGTGGCCGCGACGCCTCTCGCGGCACCCGGAGTCCATCCGGTCCCGGCGGTGCGGCGCCTCCCCCCGCACACGCCGCCGGGGCCGGATGGCACCGAGCCCGCGCCGCGCTGGCCGATCGGCTCGCGCATCGGTTGCTCGACGTTCGCGATCGCCCCGAGCCCGATTTCGTCATCGGCGGCGCCGACGATCCCTATCTGCTGCGCTGGTACCTGATCCAGCAGAACCGCCTTTTCAACATCTATCTGCACGAGGTCCGGCGCTCGGACGACGATCGCGCGCTGCACGACCACCCGTGGCCCAACGTCTCGTTCCTGCTGCGCGGCGCCTATGTCGAGCACCGCATCCGCGCCGGCGGCATCGAGGCGCGCCGGACCTTCACGGCGGGCGCGCTCAAGTTCCGCCTGCCCTGGGCCGCGCACCGCGTCGAGCTGCTCGAGGACGCGCGCGGCGCGCGCTGGTGCTGGTCGCTGTTCATCACCGGCCCTTGGTGCCGGAGCTGGGGCTTCCATTGCCCGAACGGCTGGCGCGACTGGCGCGACTTCACCAACACCGCCGACGGCGGCTCGACGACCGGACGGGGGTGCGCGTGATCCCGCTTCGCCCAGGGGCTACGCAGGACACGCCGAGGCGCATCCAGCGGCGCCGTGCGCGCGGCTGGCACCTGCCGCCGAACACGGTCTATGTCGGGCGGCCGACGCGATGGGGCAACCCGTTCGACTTCAGGCGGTCGGACTATTGCTGGGCGGCCCTGTCCTTCGGGTGCCGCGGCGACCGCGCCGGGCGTCAGGAGGCGGCGGTGCGCGCTTTCTTGGAATGGATCGACCCGCCTTTCGGGCGGCGCACGCTGCAATCGGAGTTGCAACCCAAATTCGCGGCGGGTTCGCGGGAGGTGGCGATCGGCCCAGCGGTCGAGGCCGGCGCGGCACCGTCGAAGGATGAGATCCGCGCCGCGCTGCGCGGCAGGAACCTGGCGTGCTTCTGCCCGCTCGATCGGCCCTGCCACGCCGACGTGCTGCTCGACATCGCCAACCGCGCGGAGGCGGCATGACCGCGATCGAGTGGACGCATCGGCCGGGGACGATCGGGGTGACGTGGAATCCGATCCGGGCGCTCAATCACGCGACCGGGAAGGTCGGGCATTTCTGCGTCCACGAATCGGCGGGGTGCGCGCACTGCTATGCCGAGGCGTGGCAGAAGCGGCTCGGCAACCCGGTGCGCTACGCCGCGCAGGACCGCGACAAGGTCGCGATCTTCCTCGACGAGCGCGTGCTCGCCGCGCCGCTCGCTTGGCGCCAGGCGCGCCGGAGCGCGCCTGATTCTGCGTCACGCAAGGGCGCGCCTCAGCGAGGCGCGCGGCCGCGCACCGCCTTCGTCTGCTCGATGACCGACCTGTTCGGCGACTTCCACGACGACGAAACGATCGACCGCGTGTTCGCGGCGATGGCGCTGGCGCCGCAGCACACCTTCATCGTGCTGACCAAGCGCAGCGCGCGGATGCGGGCGTATCTTGATAGTCGAAATGGCATGGGCAATACCGATCTCTGTCGGGCGATCAACCTTGTTCCCGCGCATCTCGGCGACCGGCATGGCGCGCTTGAGATGCCCCTGCCGAACGTCTGGCTCGGCGTGTCGGTCGAGGACCAGGCGACGGCCGACCGGCGCATCCCCGACCTCCTGTCGACGCCGGCGGCGCTGCGCTTCATCAGCGCCGAGCCGCTGCTGGGGCCGATCGATCTAACCAATCTCGATCCGACCGGCACCGCTCGGCCGGCCGGGACACACGGTATCTCGGCGGTGTGGCGCGAGGGTGCGGCAATCGGATTGCGGCCCATGCTCGACTGGGTCATCGCCGGCGGCGAGTCGGGGGCGAAGGCGCGGCCGATGCATCCCGATTGGGCGCGGTCTTTGCGCGACCAGTGTCAGGTGGCCGGCGTGGCGTTCTTCTTCAAACAATGGGGCGCGTGGGTGCCGAACGACTGGGACAACGGCATGTTCGCCGATCTTGCCGCCCGCACTCATTTCTGGCCCGACGGTTCCGGTCTTTCCAGCGTCCGCGTCAGTAAGAAGTGCGCCGGCCGCCTGCTCGACGGCGTCGAGTGGTGCCAATGGCCTGATGCCCGTGCCGAGCCGACGCGCGGCGCGACCGATCTCAACACCCTGACCATGGGAGCGGCACATGACTGAGGCGCGACTGTTCGCGGACTATCTGCGCGAGATCGAGAAGGGGCGGCTGCACCAGGAGCTGAGCGTCAAGTTCCAGGAGCTGGTCCAGGCGGTCGCCGAGAGCGGCCGGGCCGGCAAGCTGTCGCTGGTGGTCGACGTCAAGCCGTTCAAGAAGAGCGGCGAGGCGGTCGAGCTCAACACCATGATCAAGCTGTCGGCGCCGCAGCCCGAGCGCGACGCGCAGCTCTATTTCATCACGCCCGAGTTCAACCTGTCGCGCCGCGACCCGCGCCAGGGCGACATCGAGGAGCAGCTGCACACGATCGACGGCGGCCGCGCGGGCGCGTAGCCCGCCCGCCCTGCCGAGACGCGCAACCCAACGAGGGAGACTCACGCCATGACCGAAGCGAAGACCGATTTCCAGGCCGCGCTCGACGCCGGCCGCGCGCTGGGGCTGGTGCACCGCGCCACCGATATCGACCGGCCGATGGTTCTCGTGCCGGAGGGCTACAAGGCGCTCGACCTCGAATGCTGGCTGCCCGCGCCGACGCGGCGCCGCGGGCATCCGACCTTCATCCGGGAGGGCGGCCTCATCCTCTATGTAAACGAGCACAAGGATTCCGGCACGCGGCTCTACGCCGAGCTCGACCCGCCGAAGATCGTGGCGGTCATCGACGGGCACCTGCCGCGCCTGGCCATGGAAGGCGCCGACGCCGCCGAGCCCGCGCCGCGCTGGGGCCAGCACCGCGCGACCTTCGCGCCGCCGCTCGACCCGGACTGGCTGACCTGGCGCAAGCACGACGACAAGCCGATGGCGCAGACCGACTTCGCGCAGTTCATCGAGGACAATCTGCCGTGCATCGTCCGGCCCGACGGCGCCGAGCTGCTCGAGGTCGCGCAGCATCTCGAGGCCTCGACCAACGTCGCCTTCAAATCGGCGCAGCGCCTGACCGACGGCCGGCGCGCCTTCCGCTACGAAGAGACGGTCAACGGCAAGGTCGGCAACGGCGCGCTCGAGATCCCCGAGACGTTCCTGCTGAAGCTGCGCGTGTTCCGCGCCGGCGCCAAGGTCGAGCTGACGGCGCGCCTGCGCTACCGCCTCGACGGCGGCAAGCTCGTGCTCTGGTACCACCTCGACCGGCCGCAGGACGCGCTCGACGACGCGTTCCAGCGCCTGATGGACGGCGTCGCCGTCGAGACCAACCTGCCGATGTGGCTCGGCACGCCGTCGAGCTGACCCTCCTTCGCCAAGGCTACGGAGGGCAGGCCCTCCGAAGCGGTGCAACTGCGAAGGAGGGCGGCGGATGACCGAGCGCGAGAAGCTGGAGCGGACGGTGATCGAGGAGAGGGCGCGTGCCGAGCGCGAGCGGCAGCGCGCGCTGCTTCGCCGCGACGGCTGGGGCCGCGTCGGCCCCGACGCCTTCCGCGACGCCGATCCGGGCGACGCGAAACGGGTGAGAGAATAAAGATGGCCAAGATCTACGTCGCCAGCTCCTGGCGCAACGAGTTCCAGCCCGGCGTCGTCGAGGGCCTACACACCGACGGGCACGAAGTCTACGACTTCAAGGGCGATGCCGACTTCAGGTGGCGCGAGGTCGATCCGGACTGGCAGAACTGGTCGCCCGGCACCTATCTGCTCGGCCTCGCCCATCCGGCGGCCGAGCGCGGCTTCGGCCGCGACATGGCCGCGCTCGTCGCCTGCGACATCTGCGTCATGGTCATGCCCTGCGGCATGTCGGCCTCGCTCGTGGCGGGCTGGGCCAAGGGTGCCGGCAAGTGGACGGCGGTCTACGTGCCCGGCCTGCGCGAGCCCGACCTCATGGTCAAGATGGCCGACATGGTCAGCGCCGATCTCTTCGAGATCCGGATGGCGATCCGGATCGTCGAGCATCGGCGCAAGGTCGCCATCGGCAGCGCCCTCGCATGAAAGCACTCTCCGTCCGCCAGCCCTGGGCGTTCGCGATCGTCATGGGGTTCAAGCCGGTCGAGAACCGGACGTGGTTCACGGCGTTCCGCGGGCCGCTCCTGATCCATGCCGGCAAGGCGTGGGGGCGGGCGGAGCGGGCGGATCTCGCCATCGTGCTCGGCCTGATCGCGCAGTATCACGGCCGGCCGGTCGACGAGGCCGAGCGCCTGTTCTACCGCCACGTCTGGTTCGGCGCGCTGGTCGGCCGCGCGGTGCTGCAGCGCTGCGTCGACCGCCATTCGAGCCCGTGGTTCGCGGGTCCGTGGGGCTTCGTCCTCGAGCGCGCCGAGCCGGTCGTGCCGGTGACGCTCAAAGGCGCGCTCGGCTTCTTCGAGGTGCCCGACGAGATCGCGCGCGAGCTGCGCCCCGCGGCCAACCCGTTCCGCGAGGCCGCGTGATGAGCGCCGCCGCCGCCGTCGAGCCGGTCGAGGATCTCGCGGCCGATCCGGGCTTCCGGCGCATCTGCGACGACGCGACGCGGGAGACGCGCGCGTGGGCGGCGGAGGTGCGGCAGCGCGTCGACTGGCTGGCGGAGATCGAGCGGCGCGCCAAGGGTCGCCCGCGCACGCCCGGATCGGGCTCGCTCGCGCCGCGCGGCTGCTGGGTCACCGCCGAGGCGATGCGCTGTCTCGAGACCGCGGGCTATGCCGGGCTGCCGCGCGAGGCGCGGCCGCGCCAGCACCGCGCGCGGCTGATCGCGGCGGCGATCGAGACGCAGCCCGAGCGTCTGCCGCGGCCGGCTGCTCTCGACCTGATGGCGTCGCGAATCGACGCGCGGATGCGCCGCCGGCGCGCCTGGCTGACGGCGGCGCTCGGCTTCGTGCCCGATTTGTGGCCGCTGCTCGGCGCCGCCCGCATCGCCTTCGTCGGCGCCGACGCTGGCGGGCGCTGGGAGCCGGTCGCCGACCGGCGGCTCGACGGCGTCTGGTTCGGCTGCCCGGCCGTCGTCCTGCCGGTCATCGCCGGCTATGGCGCGATCGACCTGCTCGCGCTGCCGACCTGGGACGGGCGGCTGATCGAGGATCCTGCTCCGCCGAAGGCTACGCAGGATGGCGGCGCCGGCGATTGCCCGCTGCCATCAGGGCCGCGCTGGTACGCGCGCACCGGCCTCGCGGCGACGCTCGGCTTCGATCCGGGCGATCCGGCCTGGGAGAATTTCACGGCGCGGCAGCCGGTGCGGCTGTGCCGCTCGCCGCTCGCCTGGCTGCGCGCCTGGGCGGCGTGCGCCGATCCCGAGACGGGCCTGTGGCCGCCCGCGCCGCCCGCGGCCTGCGTGCTCGACGCCGCGGCGTTCGAGGCGCGCCAGCTTTTACTCGACGCGCGCGTCATCTGCGACGACGAGGCACACGCGGCCGAGATCCACGGCCTCCGGCAGGACCACCTGAAACAGACGCGCGCGCGCATCCTGCCGACCCGGCGCGGCGCGGTGACATCGATCCTCGTGGCCGGCGCGGCGCCGCCGGCGGGCGGGGCGTAGCGGGAATGGTGGCGTCATCAACCGAAGCAAGGGAGACCGTCATGCAGCACTACATGGACATCCTCGGCAAGCGCGTGCGCGACCGGGTCAGCGGGTTCAAGGGCCTCGCGGTGTCGGTGGCCTTCGATCTCTACGGCTGCGTCCAGGTGACGATCAACCCCGGAATCGGCAAGGACGGCAAGCCTGGCGAGCAGTTCTGGTTCGACCATAACCGGCTCGAGGTGACCGACCACAAGCGCGTCATGCCGCTGCCCGGCTTCGAGCCGCCGGCCGCGGCGGCGGCCGGCGCCGGCCGCAAGCGGACGACGGTCGGCCCGGCCGAGAAGCCGGCGTCGGCCAAGCCCTGACCGGCTGACGGCGAGGAGGCGGCACATGACCGGCATCGACGTCGACGATCTGATCGACCGGCTGCGCAAGGCGAGCGCGGGCAGCCGCGAGCTCGATGCCGCGTTCGCGGTCGCGCAATCCGGCAGCACCGACATTTACGCCGAGGGCGGGCGGGTGCGCGTGCCCGGCTGCGGCTCGATCAGCGGCCATTGGGTCGAGCCGGCGCGCTACACGACGTCGCTGTCGGCGGTCGCGCGCGTCGTGCCGGCGCATCTGGTATGGACCGTGTCGTCGGGCAGCATGGCGTGGGTCGGCCGGCCGGACGCCCGCGTCCGCGGGTTCGAGCGGGCCGCGACGTCCGAGCTCGCCTTCTGCATCGCGCTGCTGGTCGCCTTGCGAACGCCGCTCGATCGGCCGGAGGGCGGCACATGACCGGCATCGACGTCGACGATCTGATCGACCGGCTGCGCAAGGCGACCGCGGGCGACGGTGCGCTGGACCGGGATTTCGCGGCGGCCTGCGGCATCGCCTGGTCGCCGGACGAGGACGGCCAGTATGCCGGCTACGGCCTGCTGCCGCGCCGCTGCCACTTCACGCGGTCGCTGTCGGCGGCCGCGCGCGTCGTGCCGTCGCATCTGATGTGGGACGTCGAGTCGCGCGGCATGGCGTGGGTCGGCCGGCCGGACGCCCGCGTCCGCGGGTTCGAGCGGGCCGCGACGCCCGCGCTCGCCTTCTGCATCGCGCTGCTGGTCGCCTTGCGATCGCCGCTCGATCGGCCGGAGCGCCCGCCCTCCGAAGCGCCGCAAGGCGCGAAGGAGGGCAGCGCATGACCGACGGACCGGTCAGCATGACGGTGACGGACGGCTCGGCGGCCGACGCGCCGGCGGTGCGGGTGGCGATGCTGTGCGTCGATCTGCTGAACGACGGCGTGCCGCATATCGAGGTGCTCAACGCGCTCGGGACCATTCTGGCGACGCAGATCGCGCACATCCCGTGCGCCGACACGCGCGCGAGGCTGGTCGACGGCGTCGAGGCGCAGCTGCGTCCCGCGGTCGAGCGCTACGCCGCGCAGATCGCCGCCGTGCTCGCGCCGGCGGCGGGGCGGGCGTGATGCGCGGCTATGCCTGCGTCGCGCTGGTCGATCCGAAATACGGCGGCAATGTCGGCGCGGTGATGCGCGCGATCGGCTGCTACGGCGCGACGCTGCTGGTCGTCGCCGGTGGACGGTTCCGCAAGGAGAACCCGGACACCCATAAGGCGTGGCGCCATGTCCCGGTCGTGCACGGCCTGGCGGACGTGTTCGACGGCTTGCCCTATGGCTGCACGGCTGTCGCGGTCGATCTGTTGGAGGGCGCGGTGCCGCTGCCGCGCTACCAGCATCCGGAGCGCGCCATGTACATCTTCGGCGCGGAGGACGCGACCTTGGACGAGCGGGTCGTCGCGCGCTGCCGCGACCGGGTGATGGTGCCGACGCGCTACTGCATGAACCTCGCCGCGACGGTCAATGTCGTGCTGTACGACCGGATGGCGAAGTCGGGAGGCGGCGCATGACCATCCTGCGCCAAGGCTCCGGAGGGTCGTCCTATCCCAAGGACAGCAACGCGACGCGGCGCGCCGGGCAGCACGCGGCGCTGGCGCGGCGGCTCGGGCTCGGGCTGGTGCTCAAATATCCGGTCGGGCTGGCGGCGGCGCCGGCGGCGCGCTGCCAGTATCCGGAGGGCGAGGCGCATCCCTACACGTTCTGCGGCGCGCCGACGGCCGATCATCCGGGCGGCCGCCGCTCGCCCTATTGCGCCGCGCACCGCGCGCGCTGCTATCGCGGGAGCGAGTGATGCCGCTGGTCTACGGCAGCGTCTGCTCGGGCATCGAGGCGGCGACGGTGGCGTGGCATCCGCTCGGCTGGCGGCCGGCGTTCTTCGCCGAGATCGAGGCGTTCCCGCGCGCGGTGCTGGCGCATCGCTGGCCGGGCGTGCCGCTGCACGGCGATTTCACCACGATCCAGGAAGGCGACTATGAGCCAATCGACCTTCTCGTGGCCGGCACCCCGTGCCAGTCGTTCAGTGTCGCCGGAAAGCGCGCGGGACTGGACGATGCGCGCGGCAACCTCACGCTCGAGTATCTTGCCCTGGCTCGACGCCTTCGCCCCCGCTGGCTGGTCTGGGAGAACGTGCCCGGCGTCCTGTCGATCGACGGCGGACGGACGTTCGGAGCCATCCTCGGGCTCGTGGGGCAACTCGGGTATGGGTGGGCCTGGCGAATCCTTGACGCTCAGCACTTCGGAGTGCCTCAGCGGCGCCGGCGCGTCTTCCTTGTCGGCCATCTTGGAAACTGGCGCCCTGCCGCCGCGGTACTTTTTGAGCCCGAAAGCCTGCGCGGGGATCCTGCGCCGCGCCGCGAAGCGGGGGAAGGAATTGCCCGGCCAATTGCGGCGGGCTCTCGAAGCAGCGGCGGCGTCCGGAACGACGCCGACACCGCCGACAACCGGATCGCCGTCGTTGGCACTATATCGGCGAACGGAAAGGCGGCGGGCAGCGCAACGCAGCAGGATGCCGAGGGCGGGCTGCTGATCGCTCATTCGCTGCGCGCCGATGGCTTCGATGCATCGGAAGATGGCACCGGCCGCGGCACGCCGTTGGTTGCCGTGCCGATCCTGGAAAGCGGCAAGCGCACGGGTGCGTCGTCGACGGACAGCAAGGCCGGTGACGGCAGCGGCGATCCCGGCGACCCGATGTTCACACTCGGCGCGGACAGCCGGCACGCGGTGGCGATGCACGCGCGTCAGGATTCGTTCGAGATGGGCGAGACGTCGCCGCCCCTCGACACCGATGCCGGCACTGTCGCGGTCGCGTTCGCGCAGAACAGCCGCGACGAGGTGCTGGAGAAGGATGTCGCCGACTCGCTCAAGTCCGGCGGCCGCAAGCCGGGGCAGAGCTATCCGGCGATCCGCGACGGCATGGCGGTGCGGCGGCTGACGCCGCGCGAGTGCGAGCGGCTGCAGGGCTTCCCGGACGACTATACCTTGATCCCGTGGCGCGGGCGGCCGGCCGGGCGGTGCCCGGACGGGCCGCGCTACAAGGCGCTCGGCAACTCCAAGGCCGTGCCGGTCGTGCGCCGCATCGGCGAGCGCATCGATCTGGTCGACGGCATCCTCAGGGAGCGGGCGGCATGACCCGCCGTCGCCAAGGCTACGGCGGGCAGGCCCTCCGGGAGTTTGATGCAGGAGGGCCTGCCCTCCGAAGCGCCGCCAGGCGCGAAGGAGGGCGGATCACCTGGACGGCGGAGCGGGTGCGCGCGCTCTATGCCATGAAGGGCGAGGGCTGGGGCGTGCCGGCGATCGCGGCGGCGCCGGGGCTGGCGCCGAGCCAGGTCTATGGCCGGGTCACGACCGACCAGCAGCAGGGCCGCTCGCCGGCGGAGGCGGTGGCCGCCGTCGAGCGCGCCGAGGCGCGCCGCGCCGGGCTCGCGACCGCGCCGGCCGAGACGCGCAAGAAGCGGCGCTGCCTGAAACATGGCGGGCTGTTCTGGTCGACGCATGCGGGCAACCGGATCTGCGAGCGCTGCAAGCACACCAGCGCGCGCCACGACAGCCCCTATCTCGACGCCTATCCGATGGCCTCGACCGGCGGGCGCGTGATCCCGAAGGGCGGCGCGCGGTGATGGTTTCACAGGAGGCGGGGAGAAGGGGAGAAAAGAGCCGGCGCGCCGACGGCGCGCGGTATCCCTGCTCCCCATCTCCCCATCTCCTGTTCATTCTTTCGCGGCAGAGGAGTCGGCATGGCCGGTAGCGTCAACAAGGTGATCCTGATCGGCCATCTGGGGCGCGATCCGGAGGTGCGGCACACGGGCGCCGGCGACCCGGTCGTCAACCTGTCGCTGGCGACGTCGGAATCGTGGCGCGACAAGGCGACCGGAGAACGGCGCGAGCGCACCGAGTGGCACCGCATCGTGATCTGGAACGAGCACCTGGCCAACGTTGCGTCGCGCTACCTGACGAAGGGCGCGAAGGTCTATGTCGAGGGCCAGCTCCAGACGCGCAAATGGACCGACCAGGCCGGCGTCGAGAAATACACGACCGAGGTGGTGCTGGCGAAGTTCCGCGGCGAGCTCACGATGATGGACCCTGCTTCGCGGAACGCTTCGCAGGGCGCCCCTGCATCGGGCGAAGGCGAAGCACCGCCCGCCGGCGGCGCGGCACCGGCACCGAGGCCGCCGGTCGATCCGTTCGACGACGAGATTCCGTTTTGAGCCGCCTTCGCCAGGGCTACGGCGCGCCATGAGCGTCCGCATCCTCATCGGCGACGTGCGCGCGCGGCTGGCGGCGATGCCGGCGGAGTCGGTGCAGTGCATCGTGACCTCGCCGCCCTATTGGCGGCTGCGCGACTACGGTGTCGCCGGGCAGATCGGCATCGAGGCGACGCCCGACGCCTATGTCGCGGCGCTGGTCGAGGTATTCCGCGCCGCGCGCCGGGTGCTCAGGGCCGACGGTACGCTGTGGCTGAATCTCGGCGACAGCTACGCCAACGATGGCAAGTTCGGCGGCGAGACCGGCGGCAAGCAGGCTTATCTGGACGCCGCAAGTCGCCGAAGGGTCGGCCGCGAGAAACGGATTACCGGCCTCAAGCCCAAGGATCTGGTCGGCATCCCGTGGGCGGTGGCGTTCGCGCTGCGCGCGGACGGGTGGTGGCTGCGCGGCGATCATGTCTGGGCGAAGCCGAACGGCATGCCGGAGCCTGTGACCGACCGGCCGACGCGCGGCCACGAATACGTGTTCCTGCTGAGCCGCAGCGAGGTCTACCGCTACGACCGCGAGGCGGTGATGACGGCGCCGAAGGCGTCGACGGTGACGCGCCTCCAGGCGGCGCTCAAGAAACCGGACGAGTCGCCCGCCGGCATAAAATACGGTCCAGAGAATACGCCGTCGCGCACCATCCACAGCACCGAGCAGATCGCCCATTCGCCAGCGCGGCGCGACAAGCAGCGCGGCCACGGCCGGCGCCATGTGGGTTTCAACGAGCGCTGGGACGCCATGGAGCGCGACGAGCAGATGGCCATGGGCGCCAATCTGCGGTCGGTGTGGTGGGTGCCGCCGGCGCAGTTCTCGGAGGCGCATTTCGCGGTGATGCCGGACCTGGTCGCGGAGATATGCATCCGCGCCGGCTGTCCCGAGGGCGGCGCCGTGCTCGACCCGTTCGGCGGCGCGGGCACGACCGGGCTGGTCGCCGACCGGCTCGGGCGGGACGCGGTGCTGATCGAGCTCAACCCGGATTTCGCCGCGATGGCCGCCGCGCGCATCCGCGCCGACGGCGGCATGCTGGCGGCCGTGACGGTCGACGGAAGATGAACCACAGAGGCACAGAGGCACAGAGGAAAAGTGCGTTGCGCCGCGCAGCGGCGCGGGAGTGCTCCTCTGTGTCTCTGTGCCTCTGTGGTGGGCCTTCGCGGGGCCGTGATGATTGACGCCGTGCGCATCGAGGCGGGGGATTGCGTCGCGGTCATGGCGCGGCTCAAGGAAGAGGGCGTGCGGGTCGATGCCGTCGTGACCGATCCGCCCTATCACCTGACCTCGATCGTCAAGCGGTTCGGCGCGCCCGATGCCGCGGCGGTCAAGGTGCCCCCTGCTTCGCCGGGGGCTACGCAGGGCTTGGGCGGGGCTTACGCGCGCACGTCCAAGGGTTTCATGGGCAAGGTTTGGGATGGCGGCGACGTGGCGTTCCGGGTCGAGACCTGGCGGGCCGCGTTCGACGTCATGAAGCCAGGCGCGCACCTGGTCGCGTTCGGCGGCACGCGGACCTATCACCGCATGGCCTGTGCCATCGAGGACGCGGGCTTCGAGATCCGCGACTCGATCCTCGAGCTGATGGCCGGCGACACCGCGGTGCGCGCGTTCCTCGACACGCTGTCGGCCGAGCAGGCGGCGGCGTTCCTGCGCTGCATCGAGGACTCGCAATTCGGCGGCCTGCTCGAATGGGTCTACGGCTCGGGCTTCCCGAAATCGCACGACGTGAGCAAGGGTATCGACCGGGCGGCCGGCGTCGAGCGCGCGACGGTGGCGACTGAGCGGGTGCGCGACATCCGCAACGGCCATGGCCGCGGGCAGGGCGACGGCATCAACGCGGCCTCGCGCGACGGGCCCGAGTATTTCGACCGCGCCATTACCGCGCCGTCGAGCGAGGCGGCGAAGCAATGGGCGGGCTGGGGCACGGCACTCAAGCCGGCGTGGGAGCCGATCGTGCTGGCGCGCAAGCCGCTCGACGGGACGGTCGCGGAGACGGTGCTGAAGCACGGCACGGGGGCGCTGAACATCGACGGGTGCCGGGTCGGCGATGAAGAAATTAGCCAGCACGGCAGAACGAAAGACGACTTCGGGTTTACGACGGCCGAGGCCGCCGGCCGAGCTTGGACCGGCCGCTGGCCGGCCAACGTCGTGCGTGACGGCTCGCCGGAGGTGCTGGCGGGGTTTCCGGAGACGGGACCAGGGCAAATCGGCGGCGTCAACGACCCCAATGGCTCGTTCGGCTACCACGGCGGTGCGGGCGGCAAATCGATTCCGGGGATCGCCGACTCCGGTTCCGCCGCGCGGTTCTTCTATTGCGCCAAGGCGGACGAGGGCGACCGTCTGGGGTCGAAGCATCCGACGGTCAAGCCGGTGGATTTGATGGCATGGCTGGTGCGGCTGGTGACGCCGCCTGGCGGGCTGGTGCTCGATCCGTTCGCGGGCACCGGCACGACCGGCATGGCGTGCCTGCGCGAGGGCATGCGGGCGCTGCTGATCGAACGTGAGGCCGAGTATCTGGCCGACATCCGCCGCCGGCTGGACCATGTGAGCGGTGCCGATACACCTTTGTTCGGGGGGTCGGTTTGAAGATTTACAGGAGAAGGGGAGATGGGGAGGAAGGGATTTTTGCGCGCCGCGGGCGCGCGGTGCTTTTTCTCCCTATCTCCCCTTCTCCTGTGAATCCAAACCGGGGTCGAGCGTGAATGAATGGCCGATGATCGGGGCGGAGACGACGATGGCGGGCCGCGGGCGTTCATGCCGGGGCGGTCGCGCAAGCGCGCCGAGACGCCGGAGGAGCGCGCCGAGCGCGAGATCGCCGAGCGCCGCGCGGCCGAGGAGCGGGCGCGCTGCCAGCACGAGATCACCATGGCCGTCCTGCACCTCAACCGGACGCATGCGCTCGTCGTCTTGGGCGGCGAGGCGCGGGTGGTGCGCGACTGGCCGGACGAGGCGGGCCGCATGATCACGCAGATCATCTCGCCGCGCGCCTTCGGCATCCAGCACGGCAACGAGTGGTACGAGACCGGCGACGAGCCGATCGCGCTGGGCCAGGCGTGGCTGCAGCATCCCGACCGGCGGGACGTCCTGGGCCTGACATTCGCGCCGCACGGCGCGCCCGAGGATTGGTGGAATCTGTGGCGCGGCTTCGACGTGGCGCCGTCGGACGTGCCGCTCGAGACGGCGTGCCCTGTCTTCCTCGACCATCTGCGCGCCAACGTCTGCGGCGGCGACGCCGATCTCTTCGCCTGGCTCATGGGCTGGTTCGCGCACATGGTGCAGCGGCCGGCCGAGCGCATCGGCACCGCGGTCGCGCTCGTGGGCAAGATGGGCACCGGCAAGACCAAGGTCGGCGAGGTCATCGGCGCGCTGTTCTCGCGCCACTACGTGCTGGTCGACAGCGAGCGCTACGTCACCGGCCAGTTCAACGTGCACATGGCGACGTGCCTGCTGCTCGAATCGGACGAGAGCTTCTGGGCAGGCGACAAGAAATCGGTCGGCCGGCTGAAAAGTCTGGTGACGTCGAAGATGCACATGATCGAGAAGAAGGGCGTCGACGCGGTGATGATGCCGAACTATGTGCGCCTGCTGATGACCTCGAACGAGGCGTGGACCATCCCGGCCGGGCTCGAGGAGCGGCGCTGGGCGGTGTTCCAGGTCGGCGAGCTGGCGATGCAGAACAAGCCCTATTTCGCGGCGATCGATGCGGAGATGGAGGCGGGCGGGCGCGCGGCGCTGCTCGGGCACCTGCTGCGCTTCGATCTCGACTCGGTCGACGTGCGCACCATCCCGCGCACGCGCGCGCTGGTCGACCAGAAGATCCACAGCCTCGACGCGCACGACATGTGGTGGCTCGAGCGCCTCAAGGAGGGCGCGCCGACCGCGCGCTGGCAGCACTGGCCGCCCTATGTCGTCGGCACCGAGCTCTACGGCAGCTATCACCAGTTCGCCGAGCGGCTCGGCCGGCAGCACAAGCTGAGCGAGGAGCAGCTGGCGATGCATCTGCGCCAGCGCGTGCCGCCGGAGCGTCCGGGCGGCGAGGTCATGCCGAGGAAGCGCGTGACCGTGCACGACAGCGACGAGATGGGCCGGCCGACGACGCGCCGGCCGTGGGTCTACGCGCTGCCGAAGCTCGACGCGTGCCGCGCGCATTTCGAGAAGCTGATGGGCGCCGAGGGCATGATGGGGTGGGGCGTCGACCCTGCTTCGCCGGAGGCTACGCAGGGCAGGCCTGATGACGTGGAGGACGGGGCATGATCGAGTCGGTGATGGTGAGGATGACGCTGTGGTGGCGGGAACACCGGCGGCCAGCGCTGAAATGCGCGCGGGTCGGCCATCGTCAAGGCATTGAGCGGCGAGAGGGCTGGCGCCGGCCGCGGTTCGACAACGGCGAGCACAGGGCATACGTCGCAATGCAAGTGCGGGAGGAGCGCGAGACCTGCTTGCGCTGCCAGGCGCCGCTGGGCGATTGGACCGAGACATACCGGCACGGCTTCACCGGCTACAGCTGGCCAGCCGATCAGGATGAGGCATTCCAACGCGACGGCGAATATTGGACGCGGCTCTTTTCGCCACGCGCGCTGCTGCCCGATGCATAGCGAGGAGGACGGGGCATGAGGCTGATGCTGGTCTCGGCCGTCGGCGCGGTGCTGGCGGCGGCGGTGCTGGTCGTGACGGTCGCGGGCAACATGGTCGCGCTCGCGGTGTGCGCGCTGGCCTTCGTCGTCTTCACGGTGGGCGTGCTGGCGCCGGCCGCGGCGGTGGTGGCCGCCGGCTCGGCGCTGGTCGGCGCCGTCTCGTTGAGCGCGCAGGTGTGGGTCTGGCTCGCGGGATTGCGGCGGCGAAGGGAGCCGCGGCCATGACCCGCCGCCTCACGCTCTATCGCGACGACAGCACGGTGCAGGTCGTCTACGACCGGGTCAAGGCGGTGTTCTGGACGGCCGGCAACACGGTGCTCGTCGTCTCGCAATATACCGACGGCGCGTGGAGCGCGGACGGCCAGACCTTCGTGACGACCGGCGCGCACCGTTATATCCACTGGCCGCGCGAGCGCTTCTGCTGGTTCAAGGACGAGCCGATGACGGCGAAGGAGGGGACATCATGAGCGGGCTGTCGAAGCGGCAGACGGATGCGCTCGCGCATTTCGTCGGGCGGATGGCCACGGCGCGCGGGACGCTCAAGCTGCATTTCGAGGCGGTCCAGCACCAGATGCGCGACCCGGGCGCGGTCGGGCCGGACATGCTGATGGCGCTGCACGCCGAGCTGACGCGCTTCATGGGGCTGATCACCGCCGACCTGCGCGCGCTCGCCGAGGCGCTGGGCGACGGCGCGGTCGCGGTGCCGGTGGCGCCCCCGCCCGAGGGCGTGACCGTCCTCGGCGTGGATCCTGCCGCCCAGAACGAGGATCGGACCGTCTATCACGAGGTGAGCCATGGGTGACGCGCGGCGGATCTGCGAGCGCTGCCGGTTCGCGCTGGGGCCGGCGCCGCTGCCGCTGGTGTGCGCGAACGCCGGCTCGCCGCATGGTGGCGAGCGGGTCGCGGAGACCGACTCGTGCAACCTGTTCCAGGATGGTGCGCCGGTCGACGCGATGCGGGCGATCGATGGAGTCGAGGGATGATCCACGCCTATCAGAATCGCTGCGCGCTTTGCGACAAGCTGTTCGATACGCCGGACAAGCGGCAATTTTCGTGCCCGGGCTGCCGGCGCCGGTCAGGACGGCGCCGTCGCATCCGCGCGCAGATCATGCGGATCCTGGATGCGCTCGGCTTCGGGCTGTGCGTGCTGGTCGTCTGGGTCGCCTTCGATTGGCTGCTCGACGGGCTCGGGATCATGGAGGGCGATACGCCGACCGAGATCGCGCGCTCGGTGATCGGGATGACGGTCGGCTATTGGGTGGGCAAGGGCGGCTTCAGGAGGCGGGTATGACCATCAGCGTGATGGGTGACGTCATCCGCGCGCGCATCGGGCGGATCGAGCGGGAGTTCGACGTGCGGGTGCTGTTCGCGTGCGAGGCGGGGAGCCGGGCGTGGGGCATCGAGTCGCCGGACAGCGATTACGACGTGCGGTTCATCTACCGCCACCGGCTCGACTGCTATCTGAGCCTCGTGCCGTGGCGCGACACGCTCGAGCATCCGTTCGGCCCCATGGCGGAGAACCTGGACCTCGCCGGCTGGGACGTGCGCAAGGCGCTGCGCCTGGCGGCCAAGAGCAACCCGGCGCTGCTGGAATGGCTGGCGAGCCCGATCTTCTATCGCGGCGATGGCGACTGGTTCCGCGCGGCCCTGCGCGGCATCATGGCCGACTATTCGCCGCGGGCGCTGATGCACCACTATGTCAGCCTGGCCGAGCGGCAGCACAAGGCATACTGGAAGCCGGGCGCGCCGGTGCGGCTCAAGAAGTATTTCTACGCGGTGCGGCCGCTGCTCGCGGTGCTGTGGATGGCGAGCCACGGCCATGGCCTGCCGTGGCTCAGGATCGACGCGCTCCTGGACGGCGTCGTCGGTCGCTATCGCAACCTGTTCGGCCCGGACGAGGTCGGCGCGCTCCGGACGCTGCTGACCCTCAAGCGCCAGTCCGGCGAGATGGCGACCGGCCGGATCGCCGAGCTCGACGCGTTCATCGCCGCCGCGCTGCCGGTCTGCCGGTCGATGGCGGAAGCGGCGCCGACGCGCGAGCCGCATCCGGCGGCGCTGGACGCGCTGTTCCGGGTGGCGATCAACGCGCCGTGGGGTGAGGCGTGACACCGACAACGCAGGAGGACGACGTTATGCCTGACGAGCAGGAACAATGGACGCCCGACATCTGTCTCTATCATTTTCCGTGCGACGACGGGTTCGCGGCGGCGTGGGCGGTGCGGCGGCGGTGGCCGGGGTGCCGGCTGGTGCCGACCAATTACGGGCAGGCGCTGCCCGACGATCTGGCGCTCGCCGGGCGGCATGTGCTGGTCGCCGATTTCTCGTTCAAGCCGGACGCGCTGGCGCGCATGGTGAGCGAGGCGGGTGCCGCGTCGATCGTCATCCTCGACCATCACAAGACGGCCCAGGCGGATCTGGCGCCGTTCGCGGTCGAGCGGTGCGGCGGCGCGGTGTTCTGCGCGGCGGATGTCGGCGGGATGCTGCGCGACATGGCCGAGCTCGACCGGCCGCCGGTCGTCGCCTATTTCGACATGGATCGGTCGGGCGCGGCGCTGACCTGGGCGTTCTGCTTTCCGGACGAGGCGGCGCCCGATCTGATCCGCCATGTCGAGGATCGCGATCTGTGGCGGTTCGCGCTGGCCGACACCATGATGGTCTCGCTGCTGCTGCGCAGCCTGCCCTACGAGTTCGAGGCGTGGGACCGGCTGATGCATCGATGGCAGAACGACCCGGTCGTCGTCCGCGCGGAGGCGGCCGGCATCAAGCGGTTCTACGACCGCAAGATCGCGGAGATGGCGGCGACGGCGACCTTGCGCACGATCGGCGGGCACCGGGGCGTGCCGGTCGCGCACGCGCCCCACGCCTTCGCCTCGGACCTCGCGAACGCGCTGCTCGCGCTCCATCCCGAGGCGCCGTTCGCCGCGGTCGCGGTCGACGCCCATGGCGGGCGCACCTGGTCGCTGCGCTCGGCGGACGGGTCGACGTGAGCGAGGTGGCGCGGCGCTACGGCGGCGGCGGGCACCGCAACGCGGCCGGCTTCCGGGTGCCCGTGTGAGCGCCCGAGGCGGCTGGCAAATGCGCGCGCGCATTTCGCGCGGCATTTTGGCCGCGATGGCGCGGGCCAGGATGCGGGCGCGGGCCGGGCCGGCCGATCGAGTCCGGGCGGTGTCCCGGCGGAGTCCGGGCGCGGGGCGGGCGGAACGGCGCGGGAACGCTGGTGGTGTCCGGGCTGTCCGGGGTGTCCGGGCGGTTTGCCTCGTGCGCGCGCGCGTATAGGCGCGCGTGTGAGACGATTCGCCGGGACAGGTGGGACAGGTGGGACGAAGCGTTGCGGAACAAGGGGTTGATGGGGTTGCGGCGCCGGGACGGCGCCGGGACTCGGTGGGACAGGGTGATGAAAGGACGGTGCGATGAGGCTGGTGATCGTGGAAAGCCCGTATGCGGGCGATGTCGAGGAGAACGTCCGGTATGCGCGGGCCTGCGTGCGCGACTGCGTGTTGCGCGGCGAGGCGCCGATCGCGAGCCATCTGCTGTTCACGCAGCCGGGCATCCTGCGCGACGAGGTGCCCGAGGAGCGCGTGCTCGGCATCGATGCCGGGCTCGCCTGGCGGCGCGTGGCGGAGGCGACGGTGGTCTATACCGATCGCGGGATTTCGGCGGGCATGTTGCACGGAGTCGCCGCCGCGAAGGAAGCCGGGCTGGTGATCGAATATCGATCCTTGGGCGGGTGGTGACGCGATGACGCCACGACAGGTCGAGCTCGCGCGGCATGCGCTGGGGCTGCCGAACAAGCGGCGGTGCAGCTACCGGAACCATTTCGTGACCGGGCCGGGCAGCACCGATTGGGGCGACTGGCAGGCGATGGTCGCGTGCGGCACGGCGCGGCGTCACGAGCCGCGCGCGCTGTTCGGCGGCGATTATTGCTTCGTCCTGACGCGGCCGGGTGCCGAGGCGGCGCTCGCGACTGGCGAGCGGCTGGACCCGGAGGAGTGGCCGATGGTGACGCGCAAGACGCCGGCCGCGCCGGCGCCGGAGGAAGGGCGATGACGACGGCGTGGGAGTTGTTCGATCGGTTGCAGGCGCAGACGGGGCCGTCGCGGATCCTCGATATCCGGCTGTACCGGTTCTTCGTCGCGCCGGCGGGCACGACGCTCGCGGAGGCGCGCGACAAGGCGCCGCGCTACACGGCGTCGCTGGACGCGGCGCTGCCGTTCGAGCGGGTGAACGCGACGGAGCGGATCGCGGGCGGCTGGTGCGCGACGCAGGACGGCGATTTGGGCGGCCGGCACACCTGCGTCGCGGCGACCGAGGTGCTGGCCCGGCGCGCGGTGGCGATGCGCGCGCGCATCGAGGACGACGAGGAGCGGCTGAGGGTGGCGAAGCGGGTGGCGGTGACGGCGGAGCATGTCGCGCCGCGCGATGGGCGGCCGCTGTCGAGGGCAGCTGCGGCCGAAGGGCCGGGCGAATTTGTGCGCCGGAAGCGGCGGAAGCAAGACCACGGGAAAGGGTGAAGACGATGACGGTCAGCGAGTTGAGGAACCTGTTGGCGCACCAGCCGGGCGATCGGCGGGTGGTGGTCGACGGCTATGAGTTCGGGTATTGCGACGTCGCGGGCGTCGCCGAGTTGGGAATATGTCTCAATATGTATGAGGCAGACTATTGCGGGCCGCACGCGGCGCTCGAAGGGGTCGCCGACGAGGCGGCCGTGCGCATCGTGCGCGGGCCGCACGGCCGCGACGGATTCTACAAGGCCAAGGCCTAGGCACCAGCACAGGCGGAGCAGCGCATGGAACGGAAGTTGTTCGGGATCGTCGAGCGGATGGCGCGGCAGATGCTGCTCGAGGGGGCGTCGGTCGAGGCGCTGCGGCGCGTCGAGCATCTGAGGCTGTGGATCGCGGGCGAGCTGAGGGCGGTGCCGGCGGTGGACGAGGGCGGCGGCTTGATGGCGGCCCATGTCGAGGCGCAGCGCCAGGCGCGGGTGCTGGACGGGCTGCTGCGCGCGCACCGGCCTGAGGCGCCGGCGCCGCGCGGCGAGGCGCGGGCGACGCCCGAGACGGCGGCCAAGAACCGCGCGCGCATGGCGCGGCACCCGCTCGACGCGCTGGCGCGGCGGCGCGACTGGCGCGAGGAATACACCTGGGCGGCGCAGGAGATCGCCGATCTCTACGCCGCGCTGCAGCGCGGGCTGTTCCAGAACGCGCCGGCCATGGACGCGGTGCGGGTCGACAGCTCGCGCCGCCGCGTGCGCCAGCCGATCGAGGGGCTGAGCGAGCAGCAGGGCCGCATCCGCCGCGACCGCTACAACCCGTGGTGCCGCGAGATGGACCGGTTGAAGGCGCACGAGGTGCGGCGCGGGCTCGCGGTCGACGCGGCCGGGCAGACCGAGGCGCCGTGGCAGGGGCCGGGCCGCGCCGGGCGCACCTTGCTCGCGCTGACCATGGACGTGGTGGTCGACGGGCTGCCGCTGGCCGACGTCGACGATCTGACGGGCTTGAGGCACGGGCGCACGGCCGAGCTGGTGGCGATGGCGCTGCGCCGCTATGGCGAGATCGCGGGGTGGCTCGAGGCGCGGCCCGAGGCGCCGCCGCGCGAGATGCATCCGCTGACGCGCGCGGCGATGCGGCGGGCGGCGAAGGGGGTGGCGTGATGAAGGGCGCGCGGTATGTCATCCTGGTGCGCAACCCGGGCAACGGGCGCGTCCTGGCGGTGGACACCGGCGAGGGCGACGACCCGCCGATCCTGGTGTTCGAGACCGAGCGCGAGGCCTATCGCGCGGCTCGTGAGGTGCCGGTGTGCCGGGCGTGGCCGTATGTCGTCGTCAGGGCGCCGTGACGGGCGATCGTGGGCATGGGTGTATCATGGGGTCCGAGTCCGGCGGCGCTCCCGATGCGGCGCACACTACGTAAAGCGGGACTTGGGGCAACCCGGCCAAAGCCAAAAACGAAACCAGCGAAGCGCCGCAAGCGGCGCGCAGCAAAGATCGCAAAGGAACACGGTGTCATGACATTAGCGGAATATCTCACGGCATACCCTGAAGCAGCCGAGCATAGTTTTTGCGGCGAAAAAGCCGACCAGGGGCGCATAGTTGTTGGTCGCCAATACCCAAACGAGGGGTATGCGGTTGTCCGGTGTGGCAACACCGAGGTGCAGGTCGGCTATTCATTGCTGCACAAACTGTTGCTGCGGATCGACCCCGAGAGCACAAATTTTGCCGATCTTTGCCAACTGCAAAAGGCGCTGCGTTCGATCACTTGCGAAGCATCGCAAGGCCGCAAGGGTGACTGACCGGCAAAAATTCCAGTCGAAGAGGTTGCCCTGTGGATAGAGGGAGTCATGTATATAATTCCCATCGGTTGCGGATTTCCAGTGGGCTATCGAAGAGACGGACAAGATTGTGGCGAGTGGTGAGCGAGTCCCCGGGCCCCACCGCGACCCCGACAGGACAGGAGGGTGAGGATGGAGTGGACACGAATCACGCCGCATATACATTCAGCCGTCGAGGCTCTGGAGACCGAAATACCGAAGCTCAGGCGAGGCTCACGAGAACATGCGAAGGCACAATTAGCATGGCACCGCCTTATGGACGCACACAGCTTGCTCAGCACGGGTGATCTATCGGTTGCGGATTTCCAGTGGGCTATCGAAGAGACGGACAAGATTGTGGCGAGTGGTGAGCGAGTCCCCGGGCCCCACCGCGACCCTGGGGAGGTGTGATGGCGACGTTTTCATTTAAGCGCTTCAAGGACGTGGCGATGGTGTGCCTGTTGTGCAAGGACGACCCATGGCGCGACGCACGCACGGCCCTGCTCACAATGGACGCGGTGCGGATCGACGGAACGCCGGCCGGGAATGTCAAATACCGCTGTGGGCATACCGGCGAGTGGGCATTCGAGCCCTGGCCCGACCCGCCTCCGGAGGAATCGCTTGACAGGCCGGGATAGCTAAGCGCATTTATCCCGCACTATGCCGAGGTGGGTGCGGTGCCAAGTCCGGCGGCGCGCCCCAGACTCAGAGAGCGCCCGGGTGGGAAACCAGCCGGGCGCTTTCGCTTGACGGGACCCCCTGTCTGTCTCGGCGGCCCTGACCCTCCGACGCTGGAGCATCGCCATGACCGCGGCGCCTAAAAGCGCCACCGGACGTCGCTGCGCGCGCCTGCCGAGGATGGAGCCGACGCTGGCGACCATCGCTCCGCCAGGCGCGCCGGCGGCGCCCAAGACGGTCGACCCGCGCTACAAGACACGCGACTGGCTGGAGACGCGGGAGCGGGTGCTGCTGCGCGACCTGTACCGGTGCTGGGTGAAAGGATGCCGCGCGCGGGCGTTCATCGTCGACCATATCGTGTCGCCGCGGAACGGCGGGAGCGACGACGACAGCAACCTCCGCTCGACATGCCGGCTGCACGATAACCGGTTCAAGGAAGATCATACGGGCAGGCGTCGCGGTGGTGGCTAGGGGTGGTGGGCGGTGGGCGCGCTAGGGCCCAGGTGTGGTGAGGGGGGGGGGTGGTCTCGAACGCCGGGCCGTCGATCGCGTTGGACCGACGCCCACTGCAGTCAGGGATTTTTTTCCGATGGCACAGGATTCCGAGGCGCCGATCGATCTGCTCGGCTTCCCGATGTCCGAGCCCAAGGACCCGCGCGGCCGCAAGCGTCACAAGCGCCTGCCGCAAGTCGCTGAAACCGTTGCGCTTTTGCGCGGCGCCGGCCACACCGAGGACGAGAT